TCAGGTTCAACATGGCAAACAAGAGGAACAGCGGCAAGGGGGCGGCGCGGCGGCTCGGCGAAAACGGCGAGACAGGCGCGGGCGCAGACAAGCGCAAGCGCACCCACGCGACGAAGCGGACGATCAGCAAAGAGCAACTGGTGGAATGTTGCAAGCGGTCAAACGGCATCATCAGCGCGGTATGCGCGATGCTGGGGGTAGGATGGCACACGGCGGAAAGGTACATCAAGGATTGCCCGGAAGCGGCAGAGGCGTTTCACGGCGCAAAGGAGACGGTCAAGGACGTTGCGGAAAGCGCATTGATTCGCGTCATCAATGACCCGAAGCACCCGCGCCATTTGGACGCGGTAATGTTTGCCTTGAAGACGCTGGCGAAAGATCGCGGATTCACGGAGAAGGTGGAGAACGAGGTTTCCGGCGAATTGAAACAGCCGCCGCCGCTGAACATCATCATCGAGAAACCCACGGTCAACAAAGCAAAGCCTTGACTGCGGCACGGGAGAGATAAATGCGAACGGAAGAGGTCGATATAGCGCAAATCCGGCCATATCCCGGCAACCCGCGCAACAACAAGGGGGCAGTGGCGGCGTGTGCGGCGAGCATCCGGCGTTTCGGCTACCGGAACCTGATCTTGGTTGATTCGGAGTATGTGATCGTCTGCGGTCATACCCGGTTTGCGGCATTGAAACGGCTTGGATTTCACCGGGTAACGGTCAATGTGGCCGACGATATGACCCCGGAGCAAATCAAGGCGTACAGGCTGGCCGACAACAAGGTGGCGGAAAAGTCCACATGGAACGAACAGCTATTGAGAATCGAGCTGGCCGACCTGTCGGACGTTTTCAACATGGAAGAGTTCGGTTTCGAGCCTGTGGAGCTGTCAATCGACGGGGAAGACGTAACAGGAAACGACGAAACGGAAAAAGACGATAATTCCTGTTACGGCGAAGAGCGATTGAGAACAAATAACGCCTATAATTTAGAGATTTACAAAGACATACCGGAGGCGGATTTAGTCAAGCCGTGGAACATCCCGCGTCTGCGTCCTTGCAGTCATATCCCGACGCACATTATCGACTTCAACGAGGCGATGAGTTCGACGGATTACGACGCGGGCGTACACTTTTACATCGACGATTACAGATTCGAGCGGATATGGAACCAGCCGGATTTCTACATCGAGAAATTGAGCCGATTCGATTGCGTTTTCACCCCGGATTTTTCGCTCTATGAAGACATGCCGGAGGCGATGTGTCTGTGGAACGTGTACCGTTCCCAGCTTATCGGGTGGAAGATGCAAGAAATGGGGTTGCGCGTCATCCCGACAATCCTTTGGCAAGAGGAAACCAGCTACGACTACTGTTTCTGCGGCGTTCCGAACGGCGGGACGGTAAGCATTTCCAGCGTCGGCATGGCGGCGAACATCGAAGAGCGGGAACGGTATCTGAAACAGCTTGGCGATTGCCTGTCCCGCATCCATCCGAAGACCATCCTGTTCTACGGGCGGTTGCCGGAGTACGATTTCGGCAAGATCAAGGTGGTGTCGTTCCGCAACAAGGCATTCAAACACGGTTGACGCGCGGGGTTTCTTTAGAACGTCAAACAGAAAGGAAAGCACCGATGAAATTCTCCTATTTTCAGGCAATGTTCCCGCAATTGTCGCACTGGCCGCTTGATTCAGACGGGCGGTTTTTCCTTTGCACCCGCCCGCTCCGGCTGTGGGACGGCGAAACCGACAAGACGGTGAAATTCAAGTCCATGCGCGAGGCGTGGGGCTTCGCATTCGACGGCAGGAAGACGGTCGAGGCGGCATTGTCCGGTATCGAGGCGTTCGCGCTTCCGGCCTTGTCCGGACGGAAAGGCGGTTCGTCCGAAATGAAAGATTTCAAATTCGGTCATGCGCCGCACGGCGGTGGAGCGGACGATTCCCGGAAACACCTGAATGCCGAGGCAAACACGCACATCAAAATAAAGACGGAAGCCGACGCGATCAAGTATTTTTCCGATCTCTACACGAAAGCCGATCACGAATACGGCATGGCAATCGACAATCAGGGGTACGTGCATAACTACATGGAGGGCGGTTCTACGTCCGTTCCGATTCTTGGCGGGAAAGGTCATCTCATCGTCCATAATCACCCCATTTCCGGCAAGTCTGACGCAAGCGCGTTTTCAGACAGCGATCTCATCCATGTGGCGCGAACGCGGGAATCCGGCATTGTGGCGATCAGCTCGAAAGGCGACTGGTATTTCCGGAAAAGCGGCGGACACTTCAAGGCCGCGCAATTCGAGCGGGCTGTGAAACGCGCGAAACTTCGCGGCTCGGATTACGACGATGCCGTCAAGCGTTGGCTTACGGCGAATCAAAAGCAATACGGCTACCGTTTCCAGTTCGTGCCGCGCAAGAAATCGTGATCGGCGGTTGACCGAAGCAGGATATTGTTGACATGGGGAGAGGCTCTGTTTCTCAAAAGCCGCATGGCGACAGAAACAACCGGACGGAGCGAAACCGTGAGCCTGCCTCCCCTCCATTCTTGAAGCGGAGCTATGGTGTAACGGTAGCACATCGTCTTTTGGTGTCGGTAGTTCAGGTTCAAATCCTGATAGCCCCTCCAACAATAATTTGAGGTCAACAAAGATGGACGGAATCGACTTCACCCTACACGCGAGGCAGGGCGAGGTGCTGTTGTCATCCGCGAACGAAATCCTTTACGGCGGAGCGGCTGGCGGCGGCAAAAGCCACATGATGCGCGTCATGGCGATCCTGTGTTGCATGTACGTGCCGGGATTGCAAGTCTACCTGTTCCGCCGCTACAGCCAAGACCTGATTCAAAACCATTTCAACGGGCCGACAGGCTTCCCGTCCCTTTTGGAGCCTTACACGGATATTGGCTACTGTAAATTCTCCTACTCGCCACACGCGGAAATCCGGTTCTACAACGGCGCGAAAATCATCGCCTCGCACTGCCAGTATGAAAAAGACGTGGAGCGTTTCAGAGGCGCGGAAATCCATCTGCTTCTTGTCGATGAGCTGACGCTTTTTACAGAGTACATCTACCGCTATTTGCGCGGTCGATGCCGCGCCAGCGATCAACTTGTCATTCCGAAACGTCTCCGGGACGCATATCCGGGAATCCGGTTCCCGAAGATCGTCTGCGGCACGAACCCGACGGGCATCGGCCACAATTGGGTGAAATCCACGTTTGTTGACCCGGTAAAGCCTTGGGAGATATGGCAGACGGATGAAAACGACGGCGGCTTTCTGCGGCAATTCATCCCGGCGAAACTCGACGACAATCCCAGCCTCAACCGCGACGAATACATGCGGACACTACAGGGACTTGGCCCCGCATGGCTCGTCAAAGCGATGGCGGAGGGCAATTGGGATGTCAAGGCGGGCGGCGCGCTGGATGACATTTGGAACACCGACACCCACACGATGCCGCGTTTCAAAATCCCCGAAACATGGTACGTTGACCGGACATTTGACTGGGGTACGACGCATCCTTGGGCTTGCCTGTATTTCGCGGAAAGCGACGGTTCCGACGTGATTCTGCCGGACGGCACGGAGATACCGACGATACCGGGCGATCTCTTTGTCATAGATGAGCTTTACGGGTGCGCCGGGAAAGCCGACACGGGAACCGGGGAAGTCCCGAAAGAGGTTGCCGAAAAGATCAAGGCACGGGACAAGGAGTTACAGCTTGACGTGCATGACGGGGCGGCAGACAGCGCGATCTTCGGCGACCAATGGGGGCGCGGCCACACGATTGCCCGCAGTTTTTCCGAAAACGGCATCTACTGGCGACACGCGGACAAATCCCCCGGAAGCCGGAAGACGGGACTTGTGGCAATCCGGGAACGGCTGAAAAACACACTGGAACGCGACCACGAACCGGGGCTTTTCGTCTTCGATCACTGCCGGAATTTTCTGCGAACCGTGCCGTCCCTGCAATACGCGCAGAACGGAGACGACGACGTTGACACGACACAGGAAGATCACCTGTACGACTGCCTCCGCTACCGCATCCACAGCAAACACAACACATCGGCATCGTCAGATACCTTTATCTAACGGTTGACACGCTCCGCTCTTTTAGAAACGGAAAACACGCGCGAAAACGGAGCGAAAGATGGCTACAGACATTACGACGCTTGCAATCCAATTGCAAAGCAAAGAGGCGGAAAGCGGCCTCAAAACGTTCAATGACCTCCTGACTGCCGGAAGCAAGAACGCCAAAGGCATGGAACACATGACAATCGGCGTGGACGTTGACGAAGCCGTCCGCCAGCTTTCTGTGTTCAAGGCGAGTTTCGACAACATCGCAACAGCGGCTCAAAACATCCATTTCGATCTTGGGATGAACATGCCGACGATGCTCGCACCGCCGCCCGTCGAACCGGCAGACACCGCCGCGCTGGAAGAGCTGAAAGCGTTCTTTCAAGAGGCGGCAGAGGAAATGCGGAAACAATCGGAGCTTGTCAACGAGAGCATGGAAAAGCTCGGTGCTGGCGCGGAACGCACGGGAACGACCGTCCGCGTGGCCGGGGAATCCATGCGCGGGGCTGGCGCATCCGCCGGGGAATATGCCGAAAAGCTCCGGGAGCTGAACGCGGCCAAAAAGGATTTGGAAAAGCTGGCCGAACGTGCCGACGCAGACGGCAAAGCGGCGTATGAAGCCGACCAGCGGGCGCGGGAAGCGAAACGCGATCTGCTACAGGCCGAACGAGAGCTGAAAAAGGTTTCGGAACAGCTCAACGCCACCCACACGGGCGGCGCGGGCGACATTATGAAGCTGGCCGAAAAGGAAGATGCCCTGAAAACCGAGGTCAACAACCTGTCCGAAGCCTACAAGAAAGCACGGGCGGAGGCGGACAAACTGAATGCGAAACTCGACGTTTCAGCCGGGAAAGCCGATGAAGCGCGCGAACGGTTCAACCATCTCAAAGAAGAGGTTGCCGGAATCCCCGCGCCCACCGGGAAAGCCGGGAAAAGCGTCGATGCCTTTTCCGTAGGCGCGAAGAAAGCCGGGACAGCGGCAACGAAGCTGGCGCGCGGGTTCACGTCCGTGGCTCGTTTCGGCGGGCTGGCCGTCCCCGGCCTCGCCGGGCTGGGAAGAACCATCGGCATGTTCTCCCTTACCGGGCCGTGGGTCGGAGCGGCGGTTGTCGGCATTGCGGCACTGGCGGCCTCCATCAAGAAAATGCGCGGCGAGAGCGACAAGGAAGCGCAACGCATCAAGGAAAACGCGGAAAACGCACTGAAAGCATCCAAGGCGGCCAAGGAATTTGTATCCTCCGGGGAAACCGACTGGAAGCGGCTGGGCGACCTGTCCGATATGGGAAGCCTGACGAACACGCAGAACGAAGAAGCCGCCGCGATTGTCCGGAGACTGACGGAACGCTACGGCGACCTCGGAATCGAAATCGACAAAACGACCGGGAAGCTGGCCGGGTACATGTCGGCGCGGCTGGCGGCCAATGAAAAAGAGCGCGAGATTCAGAAAGAAACGCTCGAATTTTCCCTGAAAGAAGCTGAAAACTATCGTCGCAATCAGGAAAAAACGTTCCTCGAAAGCACGAAACAGGGCTTTACCAGCGGAGACAGCACCGCGTTCAAGAAGTCCAACGAAGAGCTTGCGAACCTCGTCCGGGACGAAAACACGGCTGAAATCGACATCATCAAGGCGTTCAACAGCCGCAAGGCGGATTTACAGGCGATCATTTCCGGCGAAAAAGAACTCACCTACGAAATCGAACACCGGGACTTTCAAGGGAACGTAACCACCACCACCGGAACGGTGTCGAAAGAGGCGGCGGCGGAACAGCTCAAATTGCTCAAAGCCTACGAGGAAACTTGGAGCGCGGCGAACAAGGCGAAACACGCCCTTGAAGATTTCAATTCGGAAGAGGCGGCGCAACAGAACAAGCGAATCGAGGCGGCGCAGAAAGACCTTGCGAAAGCACAGGCCGGGCTTGTCAACGAGGGCGGGCTACTCCATCTCGAAACCGAAGCGGAAAAGTACCAGCGAATCGAACAGGAATGGTACAAAATCCGCGATGCCATCGAAGATGCTCAACTTGCGGGCAAGGGAGAGGATGAAATCCTCAAACTGAAATCGCAAGAGGCGAACCTTGCGAAAGAAATCCTGACCTATCAGGAAAAGCAGACCCGCGAGGAAGAGAAACAGGCGGCGGCACAGGCAAAGGCGAACACGGCGGCGGCTGAACGACTGAAAAAGCTCCAAGAAAGCTATGTGATCGAAAACGGCGCATCCGTGCGGGCAAAGACGAACGACGAACTATCCGCCGACCGGAAAAAGGAGATCGCGCGTCTCCAAAAGGAAATCGCCGAAATGACGGGAACCGCGCGCCGGAACGCGACCGCCGCAGATTTGGCGCAATGGGGCAAGCGGTACAACCCGGCGACGGGCAAGATGGACGGCGACCAAAAACAGGCCGGGTGGCGCGGCATCCTTTCCGACGGCAAGGGCGGCGTGATGACGGAAGTGTCCGCCGGAGTAACGATTGACGGCAAAGAGGTCGAAATCCCGCTGATTATCCCGGAAAGCACACAAGAAGATCTGAAACGCATCGCGCAAGTCGCCAACGGGGAGCTTACGGATATTCCGGTCGATCTGATGGATAAGGCAATGGAATTTGCGAAGAAGCGGCTCGCCGAAGGCAAGTCCCCGTTCTTCAACGGCGACGCGGCAGACGAAAGCCTCCGGAACGTCGATGACATCCTGACGCTGACCGAAGCGCAAACGCGGCTACTCCAACTCCAAGCCGAACAGGGCAAGTATGCCGAAGCGGTACAGAAAGCGGAAAAGCAGAATGAAGCGGCGCGCAAAGCCTACGTGATCGAGAACGGTGCAGTCCTCCGGAAGAAGACGGAAGCCGAGCTACAGCGGGAACGCGAGAAAGAGATCGAGGCGGCGCGGGCGCGTGTGGCGGCCAGCAAAGAGGGGACAATGGAACACGCACAGGCACAGGCGGAACTTGACCGCCTCGCCATCGAGGAATACAACGCCCGGAAGAAGACCAACGCAAGCGCGGTACTGAACGACGCAAAGGAAGCGGACACGCGGCTCATGCGCGGCATCGAGGCGCGAAGCTCCGAAGCCCTCGCGCTGGAATCCCGCACGTTCACGAAAGACGATTCCGAAAAAGCCCTGATGAAAGATACGAAAGAGATTCAGACGGACATCAAAGACATCGTACAAAAGATGCTCAACGCGATAGAAGCGTCTTTCTCCAACCTCAACGACAAACTCCAATCCGTATAACCAAACCCAAACACGAAACAGGAGAAAACAACAATGAAACTGCTTTACGACGTAACCGAAAACCGCTGGTACGATGCCTACGGCGCGGGCTTCCCGTCCGATCACCCGCAGATTCCCTACGGGAACTCGGAGCGGGTGGCGATTCAGCTATTTTCCCACGTCGGGGAAACCAATCTGTACGGCGGGGAGATCGAACCGTCCCCCGGCAACGGCTGGGTGAAATACACCGGGTACGCGAACGTGAGCAACGTCGGCGCAATCCTCGCCACGGACAACAATTTCCTCCACTGGCTGAAAGGGGAGCTGAATCAAGCCCTCACGAACGTGGCCGAAAACACGGCGGTGGCGGTGAAGACCAGTGCGGAACTCGAAGATATTCCGACCGCCGGAACGCTCTACGTGCGGGATTCCACGAACGACGCGGCACTGACCTACAAATCCCGCAGTCAAACGGCGGCGGGCGTGGTGTCGTTCGTCATGGATGCCGGGAATGTGCTTTCGCACAACTTCGCACAGGGCGACGCGGTGGATGTGCCGGAAGCGGTGTACGCACAGGCGGAAATGAACCCGACACTTTCGGACAAGAACAACGGGCTTTTCGTGTTCGATTTCGTGTGCTACAGCGAAAAACTCCGGAACAAGATGCAATACAAAGACGTGGCTCTGCTCGACGATTGCAAGGGTTTGGAGCTGACGGTTTTCACCACGAACGGCAACGGCGGCAGAAACGTGGTTGCCATCATCAACCGCTTCCGCTGTGCATCGTTCCGCATTACTGGCGGCATCGCCGATCTTTCGACCGGGGAACCCGCATCCGTCCCGCAAGAAAACGCGCTGAAAGCAATCCTGAACGCCTACGTCGAGGACGGCATGGAGGTGCAATGTGCGGCGGGCGACACGATCACCGAAGAGACGGTATGGGTTGACTACGCCGACATCGAACCCGCCGATTTCCAGCAAATGCGGTGGTTCCGGCTCCGGATTTCCAACAGCGGCGCGGAATGGAGCGACGCAATCCCGCTGATTCGCGGCGCGACGGGCGCGGCGGGGCAAAGCGTCTACCCCTACATCGCCTACGCCAGCGACCAAAACGGCACTGACTTTACGATGACTTGGAGCGAAACGACGGGCGACCATGCGCTGAAATACACCGCGTTCCTCCTTTCGACGGTGGAGATCGAAACGCCGACGGCCACGGATTTCGCCGGGCTGTGGGTGCGATTCGGCGGCCTTGATCTGCTTCCCTATTGGGAAGACCCGAACCAGCCGGAAGCGAGCGTAGATTGGGAAAACATCGACAACAAGCCGGAGACGTACCCGCCGGAAAGCCACACGCACAATGTTTCCGGCCTCAACGACAAGGCGCGCAACCTCACAATCGAAGAGGAAACGCCGTCCACGCTGTATCTCAACAAGGACATCATCATCAACCCGACCACGGTTTCCAACTCGACGCTTTCCATCGGCTTTGCGACGGTCAAAGACGCGAGCGGCGCGACCTATCTGCTTCAAAGCGGAGATGTTTTCACGTGGGAATATTGGGTCAAGGCGAGCGTGGCGATCACGACGATTTCGACGGGAAGCAACATGGTTCCCCTGCCGAACTTCCCCAGCAGTCTGCCGCTCATCAACGGCGCGACCACGCGGCATGTTTTCACCGTCCGGGCAGTCTACAAGTCCGGGGCAACCAACAACATGAAACTGCTGTTGAACTACGCCTACAGCGACAATGCCGTGTAAGGAGACAGGAAATGTCGAACATCCCTTACCGATTCAATCCCGTCATCACCCCGCTCCCGCCGATCACGGCGGGAACAAACGGGATATTCGTTTCGAGCGGCGCATCCGTCATTTCGAGCGGAATCATCATGTCCGGGGCATACCTGAAAAACGCCTACACCATGCGGGTGTATTCGGGCGGCACGGCGAAAGGAACCGACGTGCAATCCGGCGCGGCGTGTATCGTTTCGAGCGGAGGAACCGCGCGGAACATCAACGTGTCGAGCGGCGGCCAGCTTTACCTTTCGTCCGGGGCATCGTGTAGCGGCGCAATCATCGAAAGCGCGCCGTGCTTCGGCTTTTCCAGCGCATTCATCAACGGGGCGACGGTGAAAAGCGGAACGCTGACGCTCGACGAAAACAACTCTTTCGACACGGGTTCGCGTTTCGTGAACCTGATCGCCAACGGCGGAACCATCATCATTTCCGGCAATTGCAAGGTGCATTCCGCCTGTGCGGATATGGGCGGAGAGGTGCTGATCGGAAGCGGCGGCTCGGCAGAAAACACGGTCGTGCGTTCGGGCGGAAGCGTCATTGTCGGTTCGAGCGGTTCCGGCATGGGAATGACGGTGGCGAGCGGCGGCACGGCGACCATCGCATCCGGGGGACTTGTCTCCGGCGCGCTGTTCGTGTCGAGCGGCGGCACATCCATCGTGCAATCGGGCGGAACGCTGGGCGGCGGCATCATTTCCAGCGGCGGAACGCTGTTCATCAAGAACGGCGCGACCATCGGGGGCAACCTCATGTCCGGAACCGGAGCCGTCATTATCACCGAATGAAACCGAAGAAAGGATAAAAAGGAATGAGCATGAAATCAACCACGCTGGCCTCCTACACTTGCACGGGGTACGATTTCTTCCTCCAAAAATGGAAGAGATGCCGGGACGTGTACGCGGGAAGCGACAACATCAAGGAAAAATCCGAAATCTATCTGCCGAAAAGCCGCTGGCACAAAGACGGCGGCAAGGCTGGCGAACAGGATTACGACGATTACAAATCGCGCGCGGTGTTCTACAGCTATATGCGGGACGCGGTGGAAACGGTCTTGGGTGTGCTGAAAAAAGGCGAGCCTACCATCCAACTGCCGCCGAGCATCGCATTCATGGAACAGGCGGCGACGATCTACCATGACGGATTGATCGCGCTGAAAGCGAAGCTCGACAAGCTCATAATGATTACGGGGTGCGCCGGGCTACAGCTCGAAGTGAACGGCAAGGACGCGGCGAGCGACGCGCCGGATTTCTACATCAACGTGTGGCAACCGGAAAGCATCAAAGACAAGGTTTTCGAGATCGACCGGGAAACCGGGGAAAGCTATGCGCGGCTGGTACTGCTGGACGAATCGGACGATGTATTCAACCCGCAGACGAAACAGCGCGATTTCGTTCGGAAATGGCGCGTTCTCGGCCTCGACGCGAGAGGGGAATACTACACCGCGCTCATGGAGCCGGGCGACTACGCCAGTTTCGACCTCGAAAATCCTCCGGAAACGGCAACGCCTGACAAGCCGCAGATGGGCGAGGCGGTCTACCCGGAATGCCGGGGAAAACGCCTGAACAGGATTCCGTTCACGTTCGTCAACGCGACCGACCTTTCCGGCGGCCACTACGACGACCCGCCGCTGTACGATCTTGTCGATTTGGTGCTTGCGCTGTATCGCGGCGACGCGGACTACAGGCAGACGCTCCATTTCACGGCAAGCGATTTCTACAAGCATACCGGGTGCGCCGACCCGTCCCGGCAGAAAAAACTATCCATCGGCGCGGGCGGCATCGTTCACCTCGGCGAAAACGAAGACATCGCGGTGGTGAGTTCTCCGGGCGGCGGGGCAAACCTCCAACTTGCGAGCCTGACGCAATTGCACACGATGTGCCAGCAGAGAATTATGACAATGCTGGACGTGGGCGCGAACCAGTCCGGCGCGGCCTTGGAAATCGTACAGAACAGCAAGAGCGCGCGCATCGAGCCGATCAATCAGAACACGGCGAACGCGATCACCGAACAGCTCCGGTACGCGGCGGAATGGGCTGGAATGCCACGGGAAGAGACGTACAAAAAGGTTGTTTTCAAGGCGGCAAAGGTGGAAGACACCACGCCGGAGATCAACAGCCTCCAATCCATGTGGCACAGCATGAAAGCGGAAGGTCTGCCGCTCACGCAAGAAGATTTCCACAACCTCCTCAAAAAGGCGAACCTCACGCAGAACGATTTCGAGCAGAACCAAAAGAAACTCGAACTCGAACGCGCGGCGGACGAAGAGGCGGGCATCCAGTACGGCAACCGGACGAATCCCCCGGATAACGCACAGTTATGAAGAAGAAAGCGAGCGAAAAAGACATCGCCTACATCGCGGCGGAGCATCAAGCGAGCCTCATGCGGCTGGCGGCGGCATGGGCGGCAGAGTTGCGCGGTGATGCCGACAGCACGAACACGGAGCTTATCGCTTCCCTGTCCGATCTGCTGGAAGAGTACCACATCGCCGACTACAGCGCGGCGGCGCAAAAGCAGTATTTGGCAATGAACGCGAAGATACTGCAACTCCGCGCGAAGAGTTTCGCAACAATGGCGGACTACATGGCGCGCCAATGCGAACACCTCGCAGAAAACGAGGCGAAATGGGCGGCGGCCATCGCCAAGCGAAGCGGCGCAACCGGGCTGAACAAGAACATCCGGGTATCGGCCATCGTGAAATACGCGACGGTCGAAGACGGGCAGACGATCAGCGAAAGCATCGAGGCGGCGGCACAGGAAGACGCGAAGCGGATTTCCGAAATCTGCCGCGAGGGTGTCCGGAAAAACAAGACGCTGAACACCATTGTGAAAGAGATTCGCGGCACAAAGGAATCCGATTACAAGGACGGTGTTTTCGAGGCGACGCGAAGCGAGGCCGAAACGATAGCGCGAACCGGGTGCATGGGAATCGCGGACGAGGCAAAGATGCAATTCTACATCGAGAATCAAGATGTCATCATCGGCATCATGCACGTGGCGACGCTTTCGGGGAACACCTGTCTTGTCTGCGGGAACCTCGACGGGCGGATTTGGAAAAATCCGGGGCAACTGAACCTTGTCCCGAACCTCCCGATTCACCCGAACTGCCGCTGTGTTCACCTCCCCGTAACGGAGATGCACGAGATCAACCGCTCGAAACGTCCGGCAGAAGAGGAAAACTACTGGAAAGAAGCGGAAAAGGCATACAACGAGGAACACCCCGGCAAGCGATTCAGCGACCTCGCACGTAGCACGAAGCTGAAATACTACTACAAGGCGCAAAAGGACTACGAAGAGCGGACGGGCAAGCCCGCGTTCGAGGAAGTCCCGCAAAACATGAGTTTCGCCGACTGGCTGAAAACGAAAGACGATGCCTACATCGAATCCTACCTCGGCAAGACGAGATACGCACTTTACACGAAAGGAGAACTGCCCCTCAACAGATTCATCAACCCCGCAACAAACGTTCAATTCACCATTCAAGAGTTGAAACAACTTGACATCGAGGCGTTCCGGCGCGCCGGACTTGCCTAAAAACAACCAAACAGGAGAAAAAACAAATGCCTCAAACTCAAACCGACGCAACGCGCGTACAATTTTGGGCGGGTACGCGGGCAGAGTTCACCGCAATCGAGGTGAAACAATCGAACTGGCTGTATTTCATCACCGATGATGAGGTGCTGTACCGGGGCGGACAGCCTTTCGCGCAAGACATCGAAAAGCTGATCTGCTTCGCGTCGAACGCGCCGACCACGGCGAGCCTCGGCCAGCGGTACTACAACACCACCACGAAACGCCTGTACTCTTGCACGGCATCCAGCGGCGAGGGCGTTTCGGCATCGTGGGGAAGCCCCGAAGACCCGGTATCCGGCCACGTGTATTTCAACATGGACGGCACGACGCTCTTCACGTGGAGCGGCACGACGATGGTAAACCTTTCCTCGACCGGAAGCATCACCGTTCAAACGACGGCGCAGAGAACGGCCTATGTGCCTGACATCGGCGCGATCATCTACGACAGCACGGACGGCAATGTGTACGTCGGAGACGGCACAACGCCCGGCGGCAAGATCGTCAACAGCGGCCTCTATACGACGGTCGCCCAGCTCGCCGCAGACGTGCAAATCATCATCGAGGGCGGCGAACCCGTGCAAGGAACGCTGGCTTGCGGCGTGTGGACTGACAACTACGACAACGTGGTGCAGTTCGGCGCGTGGTCTGCCTCATAATCGAAACCCAATCCCACCCAAACCATAAAACAAAACAGGAGACAAACAAATGTCGAAACTCATCGCACCCGTTTCCGCCGACGATGCCGCTCTGAATGCCGCAACGCCCGCGAAAGGCGAACTGCTCGTTACCAAGTCCGGAGAACTCCGGTTTGGCGACGGCGCAACCCCCGGCGGCGTGGCCGTGTGGCCGAACAAGCTCGGTCAAGCCTACGTCTACGGCGCAAGAAAAGACACCACCGTGGCAAGCCCCACCCAATCCATGCAACGGATTGTTCTTTCCACGGACGGCGAAACGATTCAGGACGTTGAAGCGTTCACGCAGATGCCTTGCCACAACCTCCGCAGATGCGTTCAGGCGTGGAACTCTTCGAGCAACAAGCGCGAGGTGCAATACTACCTCAACGCTGGCAACAGCAACCTGAAAGCCGACGGCACGGCGGCCAAGCTCGACGGCACGGACGGAGATGTCATGGTCGATGCTCCCATCGGCTACTACCGCCTCATCAAGGAAACGGATTCCGTTACCGGACACGCCATCTACAAGAAACTGATCTCGGACAAGCCTTTCCCGAACGCTTCCGCGTTCCCGGCGTTCCGCGTTTCCTACGGCGGCGACACCCTCCAAAAGCAATTCATCGGCGCATTCCAAGGCGTGATCTCCAACAACGTCCTCCGCTCCATCGCCGGGCAAAAGCCGTCCACGAACAGCAACCGCGCAACGTTCCGCTCCAAGGCGGTCGCCGGACACGCGACGCTGTGCAACTGGCTGATGAAAGTGTGGCTGGGCTGGCTCATCGAAATCGAATATGCGAACACGGACTGCCAAGCGGCTGTCTCGCTCGGCCTGTCCGAACTTTCCGCGTTCGATTACGCATACGTCCGGAAGAACGGGCGGACGGCTGGCCTCGGCAACGCCACCGGGGAAATCATCGCCGACAGCGAAGCCCCGACGATTACCGTGCTGAACCAAGTCTTTACCCGCCACCCGGCGAGCGACAGCGGTTCCGCCTACGCATGGGAAGACGGCGCGGCATTCGTCTACACCGCCAGCGCAACTCCGGCGGCCGGAGACACCGCGTACTCCAACACCGGGCTGACGACCAGCTACGGCAGTATCGCCGAAACGACGGAGGCGGGCGAGGATTACGACCTCGAAGGACACTGGCAGAACGGCGCACAGAAAGTTGTCGCCATGAGCTATCGCGGCGTGGAAAATCTGTGGGGGAACATTTGGGAGTTCGATGACGGCATCCAAAAATATCAAATCAAGTCGGAGGCCGACATCTACTGCAACGAAAGCGATGTTTCCGTCAAGTACGACCGCCACCCGGACAGCGACCACAAAATCAGCGACAGCCCGGAGACGTGGGCTTATGCGTGGTACAACGCCACGAGCGAAACCACGATCTTCACGGCGGACGAACACCCGGCGGCAACCGCCGCGACCTACAGCGACAATACGCTGACGACCAACCGGAACATCCCCGTCGCATCCTACGACGACGATTACCGCGAAAGCGGCTACTGGTTCACCACCGACATCAACCAGTACAGCCAGCTCGACAGCGATAAGGGCTACGGAGCCGAAAATGCGCCGTTCCCGGCGACGGGCTACACCGGAGCAAACATTATGTGGGTTTCCCAAGCGTGGCCGAAAGCGGGCGGTTATATTCGCCTCTATGACCCGCTGACCTACTTCCCGACGGCGGTCGGCGGCACTGGTTCCGGAGCAACGGGATTCCTCGCTGACTACTTCTACAACGACACTGGCAAAGGCGCTCGTGTCGTGTACCGTGGCGGCAACCCGCATAACGGTCGGAACGATGGGTTGTTCTACGTCTACGTGTACCACGGGTTGTCGATTGCGGGGGCGAATATCGGCGCGCGCCTCGCTGCCGTCGAACAAACGCAGGCCGCATAATGCAATCGGTCGGACGGGGGGCGCATCACGTCAAGCACGTTTGGCACGAATGCGCGCCCTCCGCCAACCGAGAACGAAAACGAGAACGAAAACGGCTGAAAATGCCGCTCCCAAGGCGGCTTTTCAGCCCGTAACCCGGAGCTAAAAGAAAACAAAAAACGGCGTTTTGTGTCATTTTTGCGCGCGCTCGTGTCGTGTACCGTGGCGGCAACCCGAATAACGGTCGGAACGATGGGTTGTTCTACGTCAACGTGAACAACGGGTTGACGAATGCGAGGACGAATATCGGCGCGCGCCTCGCGGCAAACACATCTTTTTTTGACACAGAATCCCACACCGGACAAAGGTGAAGTGAGCTTGCCCCGCAAGGACAAGCCGGAACTGTCGCTCGGAGTTAGTAGGTAGGTTTGTGTGATACGGCCTATTCGGAAGCCCCACAGGGCGGCCATTGCAGTAACAAAAAAGATATGAAACGACTTGGCAACAGCTTCGACGAAATCGTTTCAACCAAAAATCTTGTTGAAGCGCACCGTGAGGCGCGACGGAACAAGAGACGATACTATCAGTTGTTTCGATTCGAGAAACACTTTCGTGATAACATCCGGAAACTCCACCATGAACTCGCAGAGGACAGGTGGAGCATTTTCGGCTATCGGCAATTCCCGCGTTTCGACAGCGGGAAGCTCCGCATCATCCATTGGAACCCCAGCTACAAAGACAATTTGGTACAACACGCAATCGAGCGCGTGGCCGGGAGATACCTGACAAAGACGCTCATCGAAGACACGTATGCCGGCATCAAGAAACGGGGCATCCGAAAAGGGATAGAGCGCATCAAGCGGTTCCTCGCGGAATACCCGCCGGACGTGCCGATCTACATTCTGAAAATGGACGTGCGGAAATACTATCAGAGCATCGACCATGACATTTTGAAAAGGAAACTCCGGCGCAAGATCAAAGACAAGCGCGTTCTTCACCTGTTCGACATCATCATTGATTCGCATTCGCCGGGACTGCCAATCGGAAACTACATCTCGCAACTGCTGGCGAACTACTACCTGTCGAGCTACGACCGATTCGTCAAGGACAGCGGCTACAAACACTACTCCCGGTACTGCGACGACATCGTGATCGTGTCATCAGACAAAGACAGTCTCCGCGATCTGCTCCGGGAGACGGGAGAGAAATTCGCGGAACTGAAACTGACGCTGAAACCGAACGCACAGATATTCCCCATCGAACGATACGGGCTTGACTTCCTCGGCTACGTGTTCCGGCGCGACGAAATCGTGTTGCGGCGCAAGACGGAGCGGAATTACTGCCACGCGGCAAAGCGTTACAACGAAAAGCCCACGGAGAAGAACCGCCGCCCTCTGTCGAGCTATTGGGGTATCATAAAGTGGTTGACGCGCGGTGATAGATTGTGGCACAAGTTTTTCGAGAAACCTTTCACCAAATTGGAGGACAAAAAGCCATGCTGAACAACATCCCGAACGGACTGCAAACCTACTTCCTGCCCGAAACGGAGAGCGAGGATTACCCCGTCATCCGCAGAGAGGGAAAGAACCTGTTCATCCCGATCTTCATTCGTCAAGAGACGAGGACGGACGAAACCGGGGAAAGAACGATCTACCGTTTCTTCGAGGTCGAAACCGAGTACAAGGGGCAAGACACGGAGAACTACGACAAATGCGTGTCGCAGAGCTACGCGGCCATCCGCGAATACCTGTACGGCTCCCCTGCTGTGCAAGAAGACCTCAAATACCATCACAAACACACGGCTCACGTCCTCGCCGTGAAAGATGCCATCCGGAAGCCGGGGCAGACCGCCGCGCCGGAGGGCATCGCGCGCTGGGAAGAGATCAAGGCCGATTTTTGGGCGATCATCGACCGGGTTCTTGCCTCTGTCGGCCAAGACCGCTCCGTGTTGCCGGACTACTTCAACGACAAGTACATGTTCCAATGGGCGCATGACAACCAAGTCCCGGAAAACGTCATCAAGGAAGCGAAAGGCGACCTGATTCTCGTTTCCTGTAATCTCGAAGCAAACGCCCGCAACTGGTGTGAGCTGTTCGACTGATGAGCTACCGGACGTACAAGCCTGTAGAACCGCCCTCGCTGGACGACAGCGCGAACATCCCCAGCATCGCCGCGCCGCCCAAAGAGACGAAATTCCTCGACGGAGACGAGGCGAGCATTGATTCCATCGTGAACATGCCAATCGTGTTCACGGACTGGATTATTCTGCCGTCCAAATACGCCAAGGGGGAAGATCAAAAGGAGTTCCTGAAATTGCAGTTTATGGCAAGAGACGGATTCCGGACGGTTACTACAGGCTCTACGTACTTGATCGACCAAATCCGCAAGCAAGAGCAACTGGTACAAGGCGGAGACAAACGATTCAAAGCCATCATCCGCAAACGCGGAAAGGCATTCGTATTCGAGGCTGTAAAATGACAGACAAAGACAAAGAAGAAATCGCCGCAATCTTCACCAACGTACTCAAAAACAGTGTTCCGGCGTGTCCGAACGGAATCGACGCGGCCACCGCCGCCACGTTGAAGGAGTTTGCCGATTATCTGAAAGAGGGAAAAAAGACGTTCCGAAAAACCATCATCACGGCTCTCGTAACGACCATCCTCGGAGCAATCCTAATAGGCATCAAGGAATTTTTCAACAAACCGTGAGGCGCACATGGATTACACGAACCCCATGCACCCCATGAACCCCATGAACCCCATGAACCCGGTAAACCCGAACCCGCTTTACGCCCGGACGAATCCGGCAAACGTGTGGCATACGATCTACACGGAAACAGAGCAAGCCGAACCGGAACCAGCCGCGCGGGACTATCCGGAAACCGACGCGCCTTTCGTCGCGTGTTTCTGTGCCGGGGTGTTGCTTGTCCTCGTGTTCGTCATCGTGGCTTTCGCCATCAACATCAAGGAGGGCGGACGATGAAGCGTTACAAGATACTCATTATATGCGGCGGGGGCGTGTTCGGCGCAATCCCGGCGCACTTCCTTGGGATGCTCCCCAACAACAAGCAAACGCTGGCCGGTGTCAACATGATCGCCGGGTGTTCAATCGGCGGCATTCTGGCCGCCGCATACGCAATCGGCAAGCCGTTTTACCTGATCGACGAAGTATTCCAGCAACGCGCCGGGGAGTGTTTCTGCAAGCGGTTCAACGCGCGGATCAATCCGCTGGCGTGTCCGACCTACAAAACCGAAACGCTTGATGCAGTGCTTGACGACATGATCGGTCAAGCAAAGGTGGGCGACATCCGGAAATATTATCCCCGCTTGAAGATCGTCATTCCCGCGCTCAATATCACGGAATGGAAATACCTTGTCTTTGAGAACATCACCAAAAAATACGCGGACGTGCCGCTGAAAGACGTCGCCGGGTTCACGTCCGCCGCTCCGTCGTACTACGCCGGGCGGGAGTTTCAAGGAAATTGCGTGATCGACGGCGGCCTTATCGAGGTCGCCCCGCTACTGACGGCAACGCATGAAGTCAAGCATCAATACGGCATTCCGTTCATGGCAATGGATGTTCTCATGCTCGGCACTGGACGCGACGAGATCGAAAATCCTCTTACCTTGAAGAAATACAACGCCCTCGACATCATCGGAATCGCAAAGAAAGTTCTGCGCCCGCAAGCAACGCTCGGAAACGAAATGGCAACGACGTTTTGGGGAGAGCAAATGGGGCTTGGAATGTTCAATTATTTCAATCCGTGCGTCATCGACGGCGCATTGGACGACGTTTCGCAAATCCCCGGCATCGTCAAACAGGCCGAAGAGTACAAAGAAGATTTCTTCCGGGCGTGGGACGAATGGCTTTCAAGATAGGAGCGAACCATGAACTTCAAAAACTTCAATAAAAACTGGCTGAATATCCCGCTCATGTTCCGGTGTGCCGTTGAGTTCATCGAACTTTACCATGAACACGAAAAGCAAGAGCGCGAATGGAAGCGCAAAAAGCGCGAACAAGAAAAAAAGAACCAATCCGCCAAGAACCCATAAAAAAGCCTTGTCCTTGGTGAGGCTTCCGGAACGCTGTTTCTTCCCAATGGTTCAGCGTTCCGGTTTTTTGCGGCCATAAAAAAGGCCGGGGCGGTGATTCCCCGGCGCGGCGGCGGTGCGCGGCATCAACCTTTCATCAACGTTTCAAGCTCCCGGTTCATAAGCTCAACCATGAACGTATCGACCGCCTTTTCCCATTCCTGATCTGTGCTTGCGGAAAGTCCGATCTCATTCCATTTTTGCATCCGTTCCGGGGACGTGAAATCCTCGTAGAGCGGCACATGCTGTTTGCCGATGTAAAGCTGAATCATCGCGCGGCGGTGCGCGCTCGCCTTGATCGCCTTGACCGGGAAAGCCTCTTTTGTGCAATTGATCGCCGTCTTCAGCTCGACAATGGCCTTTGACGGAGTGGAAACGACGGCGTTTTTCAAGATTCCGTCGATGTAGTCAATGGTTTTCTGTTCCATGTTCGGCATCTCCTATGCGGTGTGTCAACCCCAATTGTTCGGGGCAATAATGATGATCTCGCCGTCTTTGACGGAATAGGCGTAGAACTTTGCGCTTTCGTAGTCTTCCTTGAACAGCGGCAAATCGTTGTTTGCATCCCAAATGATAATCCCGTTTTCCAGCAGGGTTTCGACTTCGGCAAAGCTCATGGTGCTTTTTTCTGCGGCGGCGAGGTAGGCGCGGTTCAGAAAGAGAAGATCGTTTCCGAACGGGGAGAGCGCGGGCAGGGTGTCCGGTTCCGCCGACATCCAATTGCAGACGATGATTTCTTTCGCGCTTCCGTCCCCGGCGTAGATCACGATTCCGGATTCCTGTCCGGTGAGTTCATTCAGGCTGATAGGTTCGGTTTCCATTTGTGCGACCTCCCTGTTGTGCAGTTCTTCGTTTGTTAGAATCCGATTTCGATGGTTTGTTTCTTCGAGGCGAGCATTCCCTTTGCCTGTTTCGCCGAGCATGGGAAATAAAGATGCCGTTCAATCCATTCCCCTGTCAAAGCGTCTCTGCCGCCTGATCTGCGGTCGGTGAAGTATTTCCCATTCAACGTTCGGTAGAGGTAAACGTTGTCTTCAAACGTGGCGATCAACTTTGCCGTTTTGCGTTCAGCTTGAGACGGGGGAGCAATGGTGTGTTTGTTCATTTTCTGATCTCCGTGTTCGTTTTGGTGTTGAAATATAGCATGGGTTTGTGTGTTTGTCAAATGTCGTGTTCGCGGCGTATGCTGGCGATTCTGTCGCGTTCTTTCTTGGCGTAGGCGATGGCTGTTTTGAGGTCTTTTGCCTTTTTGACAAGTCCCCGGAGAACTTCTTCGGCCTCCATTATGTCCCCGTCAAACCGCCCGTCTTCGACGTAATAAAGATCGTCAAAGTCAAGGGAAATATGCGTCTTTACGTCAACGTCGAAACAAACCTCAACATTGCCGAAAGGCGGATTTGTGTTCTTGTCGTCGCTCATTTGTGCAATCCTCTTTTGTTGTGGCGGATGTCGTTCAGCTCTTCAACGCTGAATACTTCAATCTGACAATCGCAAATGTTCAAATGCCTCATGCGCCGCCCGAAACGTTCCTCCGCGTCCCGCGCGTTTTCTCCCCGGCTGACAATGTGCCGGGTTTGCGGGTTCCCGTCTGTTTGGTATTCGATCAAGAATCGTTTCATGGTTCAACGCTCCAACATTGCGGCCTGTTCAACGGGCATCCAGCCGCGCCCCTCTTTCACGTCGTAGCAGTACCAAAAGCCGCCGTCGAAGACGTACAACCATTCCTCGCCCTCTTGCGCTCCGGCCTTTTTGTAGTTCGCGCGGTCGGTGTACCATTCCGGGCGCACTTCGCTTTCCGGCTGGCCGCAGTCCCGGCATCCGGCGAGCGTAACGCCTTTCTGCCGGGCGTTCCCGGTGTGGCGGTAGCCGAAATCCGGGTTGAGCCGCTTGTCGAGAACGTCAATGTCCCCCAAGGCGATCAAATCCCGTATTCTCTCCGGGGTGTTGTAATACTCTTTGAGGATGTGGCCGACGTGCGAGGGGTAGCCGTCGCAGTGGCAGTAGATCGAAACGATTGTCCCGTCCTGATTGGTGATTCCGATTCTTGACCGAGTAGACATTGTGCAGTCTCCTTTGTGGGTTGTGGATTGTTTCAAGCGTAGATGTGCTTGTAGACGATCTTGATTATATTGTGTGCCTTGACCGGGTTGATCTTCCGGCGCGTGATCTTCCGGGCGCGAACAAAGCACGGGTCGTATGCCACGGCCATTTCTTTCATCTTGTTTTTCACTGCGTCGAAGTGTGCGGCTGGCGTGATCTTGTCAAGGTCAAAGTCCGCTTTCATCATCCAAGGCGCGCACCACGGGAACGAACTCATAAGGTCGTTCATCATATCGTAGTACATGATCTCTTTTTCGGCGAGCGCGGCGAATGCTTTCGCCCAAGCGACTTGTTTTTCACGTTCGTTCATGGTTCGTGTTCCTTTCGCGGGTTGCGTGTTGATTACAGATATTCGATTCCCTGAACGACTTTGGCCGTGCGAACGAGGAAAGAATCATTTTCATCAATGATCTCTGCAACCTTTTTCAGCTTTTCATACTCTTCATCGGTCGATTCGCGGCCAAACCAGCATTCAAAGGCGATCTCGGCGTTTTCAAGTTTTTCATCGAAGCTCATTTTGTGTTTCCTTTCCGGCATCTGCCGTTTTGTGGTTCGTTTTCTTGTCTGTGTACTAATATACACCCAAGAAAAAGCAAAGTCAAACGGAAAAGAGCAAAAAAACCGAAAAAAGTTTTGTCTCGCCTCATGTATATAGACAAGAAAAAGGGCGGTGTGCAGTCAAAAATCTTTTTTGCCCGGTTGACGGCAGTGTGTTTGTGTGTGCAATGTCGCACACAGCAACCGGAACAAAAACAAGAAAGGAGCGGCGGTCATGGGATTCGCCAATCGGTACAACTCGCAAGATGAAATTCCCGAAGATGTCAGAGAGAATTTCGTCGAAGACACCATCAGTGAACAGCACAAGGGGACATGGGTTTCCAAGGACGTGTTCACGCTGGAAAAATCGCTTGCCAACGAGCGAAAGGAACACAAGGCGACAAAGGCCAGCCTTACGTCCCTGAACGAAAAGGTATCTACCCTGCAAGGGCAGATCGAGCAGTTCACGCAACTGGGGAGCCTCGAAGAACTCGCGGCACTTCGGAAAAAGTTAGACACGGAAAACCCGCCGAAGACGGAAGAGCTACAGAAAGCCCTTTCGGATGCGCGCGAAAAGCTCCGTGCGGCTGAAAGCTGGAGAAGCCAAAACGAGCCTCTGCTTACCCAACTGCAAGCGGAAAAACAGAAATACGAGGTCAAGGAAGACCAAGCGAAAGCGCGGGAAACGATCTCGACGGTGGTGAAAGGGATTCAGGGAGCGAACGCGGAAGCGTTGGTTGACACTTTGTATTTCCAGTACCTTGCCGGGAACTTGAAGCGGAACGAAATCGGCGAAATCGTGAGGGCGGAAGACGGAGCCGCACTTGAAGACTTTGCCAGCAAGTACGCGAAAGAACACGGCCTGATTCAAGCGAATGTTCCGGGCGGCGCAAAGCCCCCTGCGGGTTCAAGCCCGAACAGCTCCAAGGCGGCTCTCATGGCGAAATACGAAGATGCCAAAAAGAGAAAAGACACTTTGGAGATGATGAAGATCAAAACCGAAATCCTCAAACTTCAACAATAAAACGGAGTAACCTACTATGGCAACCGCTTTTTCCTACGATTTCCAAAATCAGAAACGCGACCTCGGCGACGAACTTTCGACCGTCATCGCGCAAGATTCCCGCATCATCCAACTCTTCCCCCTCCGCGAAGCGGCCAAGAGCCGCAAACATGAGTGGCTGGAGGATCAGATCGCTGGCGACCGTTGCGTCGTGAGCGGAGCTGTTTCCGACAGCAAACTCCCGATGTCGTCCACCGACCTCGCCAAGCTCCAAGTCGGCACGACTTTCCGCGTGGATGAAGATGCCGCCCTGTTCCAAGTTACGGCCATCGACACCGCCAACAGCAAGGCGACCGTGCAACTGATCGGCGCGAACGGTTCCGAAACGACCATGCCGAGCAACGGCGACACCATCGTCCTCGTTTCCACCCCCATGCCGGAGGGAACCAAGGACGGCGAGAACCGGATTCACCAGTCCGATGCCAATTTCAACTACACGCAGATTTACCGCAAAGAGGTCGTTCTTTCCGGTACGGCCATCAGCGTGGGAGTGTACGGCATCGAAAACTCCATCCAGTACCAAACCAGCCTCCGCCTCGGCGACTTCGTGCGCGATCTGAACGCCACCGCGCTGTTCGGCTACCCCGTGCAACCGACCACCAGCGTCAAGGGCATGGCTGGCGGCCTCTTCTACTACGGGACGCTCTCCGGCGGCCTGTATGTGGACGCGAACAACGTCGCTTTCGACAGCTTCCTTGTCAACGACGCGGCACAGGCCGTTTCCGGACAGGGCGGCAACCCGACCGTCATCATCTGCGGCATCGGTCAGGCGCGTGTGCTTTCCGCCGACATGCGGAACCACGTTACCATCGTGCAAGGAGATGAAACGCGCGGCACGTTCGTCGCCAACGTCATCAACGACGTTACCGGCGGCATGATTCAGATTTTCGCCGACAAGAACATCCCGGACACCCAAGCGTTCGTCGTTGACCCGACCGGGTTCGGCCTCGTTCCCCTGCAAGGCCGCGCCGTGTTCGACGAAGACACCACGGAGAACGGCTTTGACGGCATCCGCCGCACCATCCTCGGCGAGTACACTTTCGAGTTCAAGAACCCGAAACAGAGAATCTGCTGGGTGAAGAACCTGCAAGCGTCTGCGACGGCTCTGCTCTCCAAGCGCGCGAACATCACCAAGGTGAACGTTACCAACACCGAGGCCGCGCCTGTCTTCACGCAGGAAGTTTCCGCTTCCTGATCGGAGCAGAACGAACACACAAACATCGACGGTTGAACACTGCGGGCGGAGATTACATCAAAGCCCGCTTTTTTCTTGAAATTGAGGTTGAAAATGGCAAACAACATTACGATTTTCCCCTTTATCGCCACGCCGAACGGAATCACCGTGTGCTACTCCAAAAACGGCAAAATCGAACAGAGACGCTTCCCGGCCAGCACCACGCGGGCGGAAATCTTCGCGGCAATCAACGGAACCCTGCCGCCGCCGAAGCCCGACCTTTTGGCCGAAGCAACGAGAAAGGCGGAAGAGGAACGGAAACGCCGCGCGGCTGGTTCCCAAGTCCCGGCCACCAAGACCGAGGAAGAGATCAAGGACAGCGACAACGAAAAGGAGCGGGCAATCCTCGACCTGAACGCGATGCGCGCCAAGCTGAAAGAGGCCAAGGTAAAGGGCTACCAGCTCTTCAAGGCCGAAAAGGTGCGCGAGAAATACGATGAGCTGGTAAAAGCTGGCGTAATCAAGGAGGATTGAACATGGGGTACACAACTCCTTACTGCGATCTTGAATGGGCGGAACAGTATTTTGCCGAACGCGCCCAATCGGACAACTGGAATGACGCAACGGAGGCGGAAAAGACAGCCGGGCTTTGCACGGCGACGCGCGACATCTACCGCTATGCCATCTTCACCGAGGAAGTCGCCGGGCAAGACGGCGAACGCGAGCTGAACCAGTTCAAATACGCCTACGACGGCACGGAGACGCGCGAAATCCCGGACAAGCTGAAAGAGGCCACCTGTGAGCAAGCCATTTACAAAATGACGCTCAACAGACTGGACGCGCTGGACGCTTCCCACCAAGGGCTTTCTTCGGCCAAGGGGGTAGTCTTCGACAAAGAAGCCGTCCCGAACCAGCTCGCCGACGAGTGCGTTGACATCCTCACCGAAATGGGCGCGGAGATCGAGCCGGGCGCAAGCGGGCAGACAATGGTTTTCGGGCGCATCGAACGCATCGAGCGATAAAAGCAACAACACAACAAATTGAGGTCAACATGAACATAAGCGAAAGCGAAATGTTCCCGGAAAGCGTGTTCACGGAGGGCGGCATTCACGTGGACTTTGTTTCCGGGGTACGCATCGGAATCCCGGCGAAAACGCCGTCTTTCCTCTTCAAGATCACAGATGCCGACACCGGGGAAGAATACGACACCGGGGTGTTGGAGGGAAAGCCTGACGAAAAGACCTACCTCTACACGAAACGAAAGTATTTCACACGCTGGCGCGTCGAGCTGTACCGGGGCGGCAAATGGTTTTTCAATCACGTTTTCGACGCGCGCGGCAAGACCGTATTCATCGACCTGTCTTTCGGAGCCTTGGGCGACACCGCCGCGTGGCTTCCGGCGGCTGTCCGGTTCTTCCAAAAATGGGAATGCCGGGGAATCGTGTGCATGAGGCCGGAACACATCGAGCTGTACCGGGAATGCTACCCGGAAATCAAGTTCGTGCCGCCGAGCGAGGAAACAACGGAGCTGGCGATCAGATGCTATGCGCGCTACGGCGTGGCCGTCTACGGCTACGGGCAAAATGATTACGAGGTCATCGACTTCCGGGAAAACAACCTCATCCGTCATGCCGAAATGATCTTGGGGATGGACGCGGACAACAGGCCGCCGAAGATCAGCGAGGGCAAGGGCGAGATACCGCCGGAGCTGGCCGGAAAGCCCTATGTGTGCATCGCAACGCGGGCGAGCCGCTATTGCAAGGAATGGCATTACAAAGACGGCTGGCAAATCCTGTGCGACCGCCTGAAAGCGCGCGGGTTCATCCCGGTTTGCATCGACGGCGACAACATCAACATGCCGGAAACCGGGACGCTGGACGACACCGGAATGAAACCCCTCCCGTACCGCCTGAAAGTCATCCGGGGCGCGAGCTTCTTTATCGGTCTGCCGTCCGGCCTTTCGTGGATTGCGTGGGCTTGCGGAAAGCCCGTCGTTCTGATCTCCGGCTTTACGGATTCCTATGTGGAGTTCGATACCCCGTACCGCGTTTCCCCGCCGCCGGGCGTGTGTCATGGGTGCTGGGGAACGTGCGACCACCGGAAAGAGCGGTTTGAAACCTGTTTCCACGACATCGGGAACGAATGCACAACGAGCATTACGCCGGACATGGTAATGGCCGCCTGTGAGCGCGTCATCGCCGATCACGGAATCAAGGGGGCGGGCAACAGCATCAACGAGCAATTCCGCCTCCTTGGAGACAAGAAACCCTGTCCGATCTGTTCGCGGGCGACGGCGCGTTTTTCCGCCGTCAAATGGAACAAGAAAAGCAAGGCGGCGCAAGAATCCCGCTGGAAATACTATTACTGCTTGCATTGCGGGAGCTACTTCCTCAACGAAATGCGCGGCTGGAATCCTGAAACGTTCGCGGAAAAGGTCTACAATGCCGAATACATCGAAACCGACGTTGAATTTGACGGAACGAGGTCAAGAAAACTGCTTCCCTTGATCGCCGGATACCTGAAACCATACCGGGGCGCGAGAATCCTTGACTACGGCGGCGGTTCGGGTTCGCTGGCCGATCTGCTCCGTCAAAACGGCTTCGATGCCTACTGCTACGATCCGTTCGGGAGACAGGATGTTTCCGGCGACGCTGGCGGCTTTGATGTCATTATCGCCGTCGAGGTGCTGGAACACGTCATAGAGGCGAGCGCGCTATGGGAAACGATCTCCGGGAAACTGAATCCGGGTGGAATCTTCATCGCAACAACATCGACGGTCAACGGGCGGTCTGTGGCGAAATGGGACTATGCCAACCCGCGCGCCGGGCATTGCATGTTGTATTCCGCCGCCGCGCTCTACTTCATCTCGAAACAGCACGGCCTACAGCCCGTAGGCGGTGAGGGCAACCTTTACGTCTTCCGGAAACAGGCATAAAAAAAGCCCCGGTTCGAGGCCGGGGCGCAAGGCTTCAAGCCGCCTGTTTCAATCGGGGATGATTACATCGCCTGTTGCCATATTGAGGTAGGCGCGCTTGACCTTGTAAAAATCGCAAGCGGGCTGTTTGCGGCATCCGGGCATGTGAAACGGCTGTACGGAGCGGTAGCAAGCCTCCTTGCTCAATTTCCAGTATTTGCACGTCTCGCACGTTTTCTTTTTCCAGTCAATCTTTTTCACGTCTTCGGGGCTTGCTTGTTTCATGGTTCAGGCTCCTTTCTTTTCGAGGCCGATTTGGTATTTGAAAGAGGGCATGTAGGTGTGATCTGCCAAAAACTGCAAGAGGAACGCGACGGCCTTTTCTACATCGGCCTTTTCGCTCCCGTCATACAGAAGATCGCAAATCGCGCCGTCCGGGGTGTCGCCGTGCTTGATTCTGTCGAGAAGATCGGCGGCAAGCTGTTTGTTTTCGTGGTCGTTCATGGTGTCTCCTTTTGCCGCCGGGCGGTTCCCGGCGGCGTTCGGTGGTTGCTGGTTCATTTGCCCTTTTTTCCCACAAGGGCAAGCTCCATTTCGGCAAGGCGGCTTTCGAGGTCTTTGTTCTTTTCATACTCCCGGCACACGTTGTTGAAATGCGTCGGTTGATCGTGCAGTTTGCAATCTCCGGAATACAGCCCGGTCGTTTTGAAATGCACACAGGAATTGCAATTCTTTTTCATGGCGGTGGTTCCTTTCGTCAGTTGATGAAGCCGAGACAGCGCGGGACAGACGTTACCAGCCCGGTGTATTCCTCGAACATGGGGCGGATTTGGTCGTTGTAGAGAAACGAAAAGCATTCGACCAGTTTGTCCCCGCGATAGAAAGACAGCTCGAAAAGGTCAAGCCCGGCCTTGTAGTCGAGCGCGCAGTGTGTAACGCGGTGAGCCGCGCCGTGAAGATCAAACTTGATTCCGGTTTCCGTGCGCCTGATGACCTTTGTGCCAAGGCAAGCAGACAGCGAGCCTTCCGGGTTCCTCCGGTCATGGGTGAGCAAAAAGGCGTATTCCAGTGCAGTTGTCCGGTCGATTACGTTTTCTTCGATGGTTGCTGTTGCGGTGTTCATGGTGTGTGGTTCCTTTCGTTGGTTCAGTTTGCCATTGTTGCCGGGTGGCCGAAATACGCGTCATATTGCTTATCCCTGAAAATGAGGTTGGCGATTTCCCCTTTCATGGCTTCTTCGTCGGCGTAGTCGTCGAGGCAAGTTTCCGTCGCCCAATCGCCGAATGCCTGACATTGGAGGTGGTATTCCGTCCCTTTCTTGATCGCGCCCTGTTCGATATAGCAGACTTCAATGTAGTTGGCGAGGAAAAGGCGTTCCATCTGTTCCAGCGCGCCGTGTTCGCGCATCATCTTGTATTCGCTGGCTTCGTCTTCGTCGTATTCCAAGAGGCTGTCTTTTCGCGCCTGATACGATGCCGCGATAAGAAGATCGTCAACGTCGAGGGCGGCGAGGCTCGGAAAGCGTTCAATTCTTTCGGCGATGTAGCGGTCGAAAATCTTCTTTGCGATTTCTTTGATTTTTTCGTTCATGGTTCGGGTTCCTTTCCTTATCGGGGTTTGATTTCGTAGGTGGTCTTGACGGGGGTATATCCGGTTTGTTCTTCGTGCGCGTCCTGTCTCTTGTAGTGTTCAACGCGCAATTCGGCGGCTTCGCGGTCGCGGCAAGTTTCGAGATACTTTCCGTTCATCCAAATTTCGCATTTCTTTGTTCTCATGGTGGCCTGTCCTTTCCGGCTTCCGCCGCTGGTTTTCGTGTTGGTTTGCGTTTTTCTTGTCTGTAAACTAATATACACTCAAAAAGGCATAATGCAAGGGCAGAAATCAAAAAAAATCAAAAAAAATCGAGGGTGAGGCGAAAAAAGAGGTTGACGGCGCACGGTTCCTTATAGAAAGGGGCTTCATCATGGCAAAAAAAACGTTATGGCAAAAAGTTGATCGCAAGATCGCCCGGCTGAAAATCTTCCGCAATTCGTGTGTGCTGACGAAAGAGGCCATTGAAACCGACCTCGAAAGCGGGCAGACGAACGTTACCCGCGCAACCTACACGCTGAACTGCACAGCACCGGAAAAGGTAACGGAAAGGCTGATCGACAACGCGCTGGTACACAGCGGGGACATGAGCATCACGTTCGATTATCTGTCCCTGCTCGACGTGGCGGCCAATGCAAAGCCGCCGATTGCTTTCAGCGTGGGAACCGGGATTTTCACGCCGGGGGCAGACAAGATCACGTTCGGGGGTATCACCTACGGCATCCGGTCAATCATCCCGCAAGACTGGCAGAACAACCAACCGGGCGCATACCTTGTCATCCTGAAACACGCATCCGAGGCGACGGAGGCGGTGTAATGGTCTTCAAGCTGTCCGATCTGTCCGCCGTCCTCAAATTTCAGAAGCTCCCGCCCGACCGGGTAAGCTACGTCAAAAAGCGCGTGGCCTTGTCAGCCGTCTCCCGGCTGTCCCGGAGGTCGCCTGTTCTGACCGGGCGATACCGGGCGAGCTTCAATTGTTCGGTGAACGGGATAGATTTCAACGTGGCCGCGCCCGCGCCCAAGGAATACGTCAAGGAAAAAAAGGTGTTCTACCAGTACGACGAAACCAAGGCTGAAAAGCAATTGCAGGGCGTTGTGCTTCAAGTGGACGATGATATTTTCGTGTCGAACTCCCTGCCGTATGCCGAAGCCCTCGAAAACGGACACAGCAGACAAGCCCCGCAAGGTATTTTCCGGACGGTGATTCCGGAAGTGAAAGAAGACATCAAACTTTACGCGAAGATCGCGGCGAACAAAGACGGAGGTCTGAAATGACAAGACAACCTATCGACCTGATGAAAGACATCCGGAACGAAATGCGGCGGCGCGTGATCGCCGCGCTGGGTTCAAACATGAAAAAGCGGTGGCAACTGCCGAACACCGCCTTTCAAAAGCCGTCCGATGGCATTTGGATTCGGGAGAGCGTAAACGAGGGAAGCGAAGAAGTCCTGACGAACGTCGCCGCCCGGCAATATGCCGTCGTGAATTACGAGGTGTTCTGTGAGGCGGCGAAAGGTTCGGATGCGGCAGATGAAGCAATCCGGCTGATTCGCGGGGAACTGCCCGTAACCGGAGAGAAAAGCATCGTCTACCAAAAGAACCGCAGACAGGCGGTAATCACCAGCATCGACAAGCCCGCCGGAGGGATTTCGCCGGAAGACCCGACATGGTATCGGCGCATGGTTGCGATCACGCTGTATCTCTACAATGTGTGAAAACTGGTTGACGCGGCGAGTTTTTGTAGTGTTCAACCGTCAACGCAAAGGAGACAACAACCATGAGTGCTACGCAACCGACTGCGAAAGCGTCGCTCCAACAGGCGAAGACCACCTACATCTCTTGGGGTTCGTATGATTTCCAATTGATCGGAAACAATACGTTCCGCCCCGGCCTGACCGCCGCGAGTGAGACGGAGGTCGTAACCAACGTGAAGACGTACCTGTCCTACACCCCGAAAGACAGCCTGCAACCGATGACGATTCGCGTCCTGTACGACCCGACCGTGTGGACGAACCTGAAAGCCGCGAAAGAGGTCGGAACGATCAACACGCTCGAAACGAGCGACGGTTTTTCCGCTTCCGCCCTGATCTCGGAAATGGCGGAGGTTTCCGCCGACATCGACGGCCCCATCACGGAAATGGCGATCACGTTCGCGTTCCCGTCCGGAGCCGCTTCCTGATCGACACCAACATCCGGGCGCGTTTCAATCCCTTGTTGAGGCGCGCCCAAATCAAACAAAATTGAGGTTAAAATGAGCGCGCTTGATTTAAGCAGATTGAAGCCCGTGGAGCTTCCCGTAGAAACGCTGGAAATTCAGCTCAAAGACGATTTCAACGTCAATCCGGAAACCGGGGAAAAGACCCCGAACATTCAGAAACTCGAAATCCATGCCATTTCCGGAGAGGGTATGATCGCATGGGGGCAGAATGGCCTGAACAATCTCGAAAACATCCAGTTTGAGGCAAGGGCGTGTCTGACCGCCCTGATCTACGGCGCGGACATGCCCGAATATGAAGCGCGTCTGCTGATGAACTATGACCGGGCAACCGCAGTGAAAATCAACAACGCTGTTTGGATTCTCACGTCCAATTTCTACGCCGCAAAGAACAAGGAGGCAGAGACGGCAGAAAAAAACTCCGAGACGGCAGATGTGAATACGGGCGACTGATTCACGTTTGCCGAAAAGCTGGCGATCTTTCGCCTCTTTTCCCGCTGTCGCTGAAAGATGTGATTTGGCTGGAAGCGGATGAGCGGATTGAAGATAAAGAGGCGTTCGAGAACAAGAAAACGGAGCTTGAAATAAAGCGGAATCAAGTTCATGCGCTACTGAAAGTGCTTTGGGACATCCGGCGCATCGGAATCCGGCAAATCGCGGCAACGTTCCCGTCAAATATCGACTTTATGGATTTCATCTATTCCATGCCGAGTTACGAGGGCGACGCGAAAAAGGCCAAGGAGCAAATGCGGTGGACTGTGAAACAACGGAAGCCGGGCGAGATTCCGGAATGGAAGAAACAACGTCAAAATCAAAATAACGACACCTGTCAAATTCAAAAAACCGGGTAAAACTGGTTCCGGAACAGGTTGCGACCTCACCCCTGTTCCGGTTTCTTTTTTTAGGAGAACGGCATCATGGCATCAAACTTTGATCTCGAAACAACGACGTTCCTCGACGGGGGGAGCATGGATGAAAGCGGGAAACGAACGATCACAAAGCATTTCATCTACACCATCCGGAACAATACCGAGGAAAACCGCAGAAAAGCGGTGCTGGATTTGACTTCGCTCGTTCCTCGAAAAGGTTCTTGCATGAGCGATGATCCCCGGTATGTAATGAAGAGCGCAAAGTGGAATTGCTATGACTGGAATAAGCAATCCGTCAAATTCTATATCGACGCAGTGTACCAGCGGGCTTTCGATGACACGGCGGAGTATCCGTGGAAACTTCCGCCGTTCAATGTTTCTTTCGGCACGGTCGAGGAAGCAATCGCTTTCAAAATGGCCTACAACCGAAGCGGTGAGGGCGAAAAAGACGAGGCAGACAACAAGCTGAATGTCCCCGTACTCAATTCAGCCGGAGACCCCATTGATGCCAACACCAACGATATTTTCCCGGAGTTTTCGTTCTCCTACTACGACAAAGATTTTGATGCCGCGAGCGTGTATGAATTTCAAAGCACGGTGAACGACTATGCACAAGAGCTGTTCGGCCATACTTTCCCCAAAGGAACACTGCTTATGTCCTCGCTTTCCGCAGAGGGGCTTGTAACGTACCAAGATGACGGAGTTACCGAAAAATGGCGGTACACGCAGGTCAACATGACAATCCGGTACAACCCGAACGGCTGGGGGCGCAGACTGCTTGACGTGGGGAACCGGGCGATCTTCGGGGAATCGACCAAATCAGAGCTTATCTACCAATACTATGCGCCGATCTACGGCGCAACGGACGTGGAATTTGAAACCACGCCGACACTGACGAACGCACAGGGGTACTACACGGCAAACCGCACTTACCGGGCGTGGCTTGCGGAACATGATGACGCGACCGGATGCCCGGCGCAACTGCCCTATGAATACGCAGAGAGCATTCCGCTGAACCCTGACGGCACGATCAACACAGATGCCCTCGACGGAACGGAGCCTTACCCCGAAATCGAGTTCCAAGAATACCGCTTCAAAAACTGGAGACAACTTGGTATTCCGCGCGAAGTTCTGCAAAGATGGAGATGAAACAATGCCGATTCCTGTGCTGAATGAAAATCAAATGGCCGCGCTGAAAGGCGTGTTGAATGGCGGAAAGTCTATCGACCTGACTGATGGCGGCGGAAGCTCGACACGTTTGCCGACGATGCCGGAAGAGCCGGAGACTATTATTCCGACAAAGTATAATGGCCCGTTTGCCGTACATACCGACCACCCCGATACGGAGATCGAGAACAAAATATGGATTAGCTGTAATCCCGGCGATGTTATTGTAAACGGATTCCGCGATACATGTCCCGGCCTGATCTATACCACGCCCGGCACAAGCACACAGCCCATGCTTGACGGAGATTTCCTGTGGCTTGGCGTTTACCTCGACGGAAGAACGGATAAGTACACTTTTTTTGCTCAATCCTCCGACCCTACGGAATCCGACGATATTTTCTATACGAAACTGGCAGAAAACCACGGCGGGGCTTTGAGGCAGATTCAGTACGGAGACATCCGGTTCACCGCAAGAGGGGTAACGAAAATCCGTGCGGCAAGCAACCGCGTTTCTGTAGTGCCTCCCTCCGGGACTGGCGAGGTTTCGCTTGATGTGAACGTTTCGGATATAGGAATCGGCTACCCGGATTATTATGCCCTTGCCGGAAACGGAACAGAGATTGATCCGTATGTTCCGCCGGAAAACGACGAAGAAACGGAAACATCCGTAGCAACTACGGGAAGCACCTACACGCATACCGGAATCGGAGTAACCTACCTTTTGCCTGTTCCATCCGGGGCTTCAATTAAGTACATGACCTCTTACCCCGAATGTATCGACGAGGCGATCTTTGCGCCGCCTTTCCGGGCATCCGGCGTACATACTTATCACCGTCTCCGCGAGGGCGTAGCATGGACTACGACATCGGCGGGGTGGGTGAGAATCAGCGTCCTTGATAACGGCGCGCATGAGGGCGCGTGTCTGCGGTTCAGCGTTGATGGGAACGACTGGACGGACGCTTTGCCACTTTTCCGGTTCGGTTCTTATGACGGCGGGCGGTTCATCCCCAGCTTCGGCATTTCAATTACAGGTGGGACGGACGGGCAAACACACGTTATTGCCGCAGACATTGAGGGCGACAACACCACGATTTCCGTTGTCCCAAGCACAAACCCCGAAACGCCAAACAAGCTCATTGTTTCCGCGATTGCCGGAGCTTTAGGGGAAATCGGTTTCCCGGATTACGCCACGTTGAGCGCAATCCCGGAGGGCGTACCGTCTCCTGCGGCATCGGTCGGCATCGGCACAACGTTTCTGCTTCCCGCAAAAGCGAACGTGGCAATCAAATACTATGCTCCGTCCGGGGTTGATTGTTTCGCAAAATTCGCGCCGAGCGTCGGCGTTACAGGCGGGACGGCGCATGTTCTTTCAAACGATACTTCATTTACGCCTACGGTCAACGGCTGGGTGAGAATCAGCGTTTTGGATGACGGAGCGCATCAAGGCGAATGCCTCCGGCTGTACTCCGGTTCATCAAATCAATGGGCGGAGGCATTCCCCCTCTACAGGTTCGGCACATTCCAAAACTTGACCGGGGACGGTACGACGATCAAAGTTGAAAACGGCGTGATCTCCTATATTGGCGGTGGTGGCGGTGGAAGCGGAATCCGTTGCCCGGACTATTCCAAACTGGAAGGAGAGGACGAACTATTATATCCGTGTTGCACCTACACGGCCACGGAAGATGGCTGGGTTCGCGTCTCGACCTTTTCTGATGGTTCGTGCTTGGCTATTTACATCACGAACGGAGACAAACAGTACAAAATCGGTTTGGGCTACGGCAGAAACGCTATGACATGGTTGATTCCAATAGCCAAGAACAGCAAATTTTATGTTGAAGCTCCATTGAGACAGACACGTGTTTGGTTTGACGGAGCATGTACCCCGGCGAAGCACCCGGCCAGCGACGATGTAGACGTTTATGAGGTGCAAGTATTGACGGAATCCGCATTGAGATTCAAGAACTCTGCGGCGGCTCAATACTACAGTGCCGCATCCTGTATTCAATCTGCAACTTCGGGGCTTGATCGAGCAACGGCTTGCTTTACCTATGCGTCGAACGGAGGGATTCAAGCATCGGCCTATTACACCTCTGCAATGGGTGAGGCAACTTCCGATGCGGCAAGCGCAACAATGGACGTGGGCGACGTATGGAGCGGCAAAATGAGCAATTTTGTTGATTCCGTCTATTACTGCTATGACAATGTTTCGAGTTGTGGAGATTCCGCCGCCGGGCAAAGCAGTTATGCAAGCGATTACGCCGATTCCGCCCATGCCTACTACACCTCTGCATCCGCAACAAACGCCGCCCTCGTTACGCTTGGAATAACCGGGGGGACGATGTATGTTGATATGGCAAGTTCAGCCTCACAAGAAGCGTCCGGCTATTGTGATAAGATCGCGGATTTGATTGTTTCCGGGAGCGCAATTTCCATAGACAGCGCGGCAACTCTTTACACGAGCTACACCGTCATTTCAGCCTACGCGGACGATGTTTCGGACTACAGAAGCTATGCGTGGGATCAGATCAACAGCAGATTCAATAACTGACCGTTACAGTTCTTCCGCGTGGTCGAACTCCGGGTGCGGAGCTGGCTTTCGCGGGTGAGCGTCATCCCATTTGCTGATCGCAAGGCAGATTCCCCGGCAGAAAAGCATTGTTTCGTGCGCGTCCCGGAGGTTGCAATGGGCGAAAATCTTTTGCTTGCCGAACTCGGCGAGCTTTCTGCCCTCTTCGGTCAAGATTACGACCTTGCAATACAGCATGGTGTCCTGATAGGCGAGCCACAGCTTCCGGTGTTCGTAAATGATGAGCCATTCGAGGCCGTCGCAACTACCTTTGAGGTAGCGGAGGTCTTCAAGCAATGACCCGTTCACGGTGTATTCCGATGCCGGGAAAGGAAGTTCTTGTAGCTCGTTTTCCATGTTGTTCTCTTCGGAGGTGGGGATTTTTTAATATAGCATGAAAACAGGGAAAGTCAACCGATCTTCACGGGATGAGGTCGAGGGCTTTTTTCATCGCTTCAATGCGCGCGGCGGTGTACCCGTAATGCACGTTCCCCTTGTCTTTGTGTCCGATGATTCGCTTGACGATTGATTCGTCTACGCCCGCTTCAAGCATCATGGTCTGCGCGTAGACGCGCCAAGAATGGACTTTGCACGTTTCACAGCCCGGAACCCGCTTTACAGCCCGGTTATACTTTTTCTGCCCCGTAGATTCGCGCCGCCGCCCGTTTTCGGCGATTCTACAGCGCGCCGCCGCTTCTTCGACGGCCTTTCCGGTCATGTAGGGCGCGAGCTTGTCGCAGATCGGGACGTAGCGGTCATCGTAGGTCTTGCAGAACTCTTTCGAGATTTTGAAGCATCTGTACCCCTCGACCTCGACGATGCCGCATTTTTGGAACCCGGCAAGACACGCCTCAACCTCGCCGACGCGCATCCCGGTGTAGCGGAGAATGCGCGGAATGAACGTCCAGCGCGGCAGGGCGCGCATTGCTTCATCCGCCTTTGACGGGGGAATGATTGGCGTGTTGACTTTGTGTACTTGCGGGAGGTCAATCGTGAAGTTCTCAATGACAAAGCGGCTGGAAATGATGCCCTCGCGGTTCAACCAGCGGAGAAACGAGCGCATGATGCTGAACACGTGAAAGACGGTGGTCGCGCCTTTGCCCTGCTTGATGAGGGTGTCCCGAAGATGGATTGCATCTTGTTTCGTGAGGTGTGCAACCTGTTTCCCGCCGCCGATGATTTGAGAAACGAGCCGGACGTATTCGGTGTATTTGATGATGGTGTTCGGGCGGTATTTCGCCGATGTGTTCATGTATTCGACGTAGCGATCTCCGGCGGCGGCGAGCGTGATTCCGTCCGATGCGTTTATTATGCTGGTGAGCGAGGAAAGATGATCTACGGCCTCGCCCTCTGCGGCGATGATTGAGCGTCCGATCTCTTCGAGCGCATGGATGCCGGAGTTGAGCGCGAGAACCGGAACGACGAAGCGATCACGGATTGAAGAGGCGACGGCAAAATCTTTCGTGAAAAGCGACTGGCGGATAAGTTTTCCGCCGAAGCGGGCGGGAACGCGAAAGACAAGATGCCATACTCCGCTTTCGTCCTTTTTGAGGTATTTTTCATCCTTTACTGTGCGTGGAGGCATAACCTTGATTTCCTTTTCTGTCAGTATCAAGTTTATATCACGCAATAGGCTTTCTATATCCATAATGAACTCCGCATAAGTGAAATATAAAAATATGGCGGAGAGAGGGGGATTATTTAGCCCTTGCGCGATTTTTTGAACGTGATGCCGGGTGGTTTAGGGTTGATTGTTGGCGGGTGATGGGCGGGGATGATGGATTACAATGCACCATGATGTACCATGATGTACGCGGGTTGTATCAAGTTTGTATCATGGAGCATTTGAGGTGGATTGAGTTGAAAGTGTGCGAAAGGTCAACCATTGTGAACCATCGGAAACAAAAAGTCAACCATTCGCCGGGAAAAAGGCGTTTTGTGGTGTTTCTCTGCGGAAATCCAATCCGGTTTAAGCTCAAAACGGACAAAAAGACGCGAAAATATACCAAACGCAACTTGCGCGAGTTGTCGCCATTTTGTCGATGACTGCCGTTTTTGAGGGTAGAATTAACTTGCTGGCAACTTGCGCGAGGTAAGGACATTTGTGTCCCTGCCAAATCCGCTGTCCGATCAATTTCGTGGCCGCACGAAATTGATGCCCCGGAGGGCAGATGGTTACAGGATGAAACCAACTGGTTACAATTTGTAACGGGTTGAGCGTACATGAGGTTATTTCCATTGGATTTTCAGGTAGATCGCCATGAGGATGAACGACACGCCCGACCAGTAGAGAGACGAAGACAGGGAAACGCTGTCGGCAATCGCGGCGATGTCGCCCGCGATGAAGCTCACGACGGAGCAGACGAAGAAGAACGCGGCGGCAGGGGGCGGCGACGGTTTGTTTTCCGGTGCGGGGTTCGATGCTGGCTGTTCCGGCTTCCGGTTCGCAAGATACTGTTCGAGCGGGGCGCGGAGGCCGGAGCCGCATTTCGGGCAATCACAGCCGCCGACGTGATCTTTCAGGTCAAAGGCCGGGGCGAAGACAAAGCCGCATGAGGGGCATTTCAGGCGGGGGCTTTCATCCGGCTGGTCGCCGGGCTTGAAAAGCACGTCCGGGGCGGGCGGCGCGGCGGAGACGGGAATCTTGCCGCCGCACGTCTGACAGGTCATATCTTCATATCTCAAAGCCGGGTCGATCTCTACGGAATAATGCTGGCCGCATTGGGGACAGGTGAGCTTCACGGTTGCCATGTGTGCAGTTTCCTTTCGTGTCAAGTTTTCGTTTCTTTGATCGTCCGGAGGACGGCGGTCAAAGCGTCCGGGGGAATGTCGAGGCCAATCAGCGCGTCAATCACGGCATGACGGAACGCATCGACGGCGGACTTGATTTGAGCTTGCGCGGGTGCAAGGGAGCCATTGTTCACCGTGCCGATGTTCACCCCTACCACCCCGTTATTTGTCCCGGTTTGCGTCGGGGAGATTTCGCCGTTCAAATTGAGCGTCGCGGACGGAAACATTTTCATCAAGGTTTCAACCTTTAACCCCTTGATCTTTGTTTCAGGATTCGAGAGAATCCTTTGAATATGTGATTGGGAGATACCGTTCATTTCCGACATCTCCGTCTGTGTCTTGCCCTGCCTCTGCTGTTGACGCAAGGCATCCTCTATTTGCTCTGCAAGATTCATAATGTATACCTCTTTTATAAGATTTCCGGCTTTAAAATACCCCCACATTCAAAAAAATTCAAAAAAATTTAGAAACAGGGCTTGAAAATTATGCCTACGAGGGTATATTATGTGTATCGCAAACATAATCCGAGGTGATAAATGAAACGAAAACACAAACTGGGCAACAAAAAAAAGAACCTCTGTCTTTATGCAACGCCCGAAGAAATGAAAATGGTTAATGACCTCAAAAACCATTTCCAGCGCAAGAGTGATTCAGACATGCTCCGTTTCCTTATTAATCGCGAGCATGAAAAAATTTTTGCCCGAATTACCCCTGCAAGCATAACCGTGCAAGCATAAACCAAACCGGAAAGGAAAGACACCATGAGCGAGAAACTTTATTTGATTCGGCGCGAGGTTGAAGACGTTTTCGGCGTAGGCCGCCGAACGCTCGAAAAGCTCGTTTCCGAGCGGAAAGTCCGTCGCGTAAAAGTCGGGCGGGCGTACCGCTACAGCCGGGCAGAGCTTGAAAACGTGATGAGCGGCGGCGCGCTGAAACGGCACATGCGCCCCGGCAGAACGGCGACGGCGTAACAGGTCAACGGCAAAATAACGCAAAACATCAACCATATTACCAGTGAGGTCAAAATGAACTACACAGAACGCTTGGCATCCTTGATCGAACTCGACCAACACGCGGCGGTCGTCCATTGGCTGACCGAGGCGGCGAAGTCGAACGAAACCGACATCATCAAGAAGCTCGAAACCATCGGCGATCTCGCCGAACAGCTCGCCGAAGACGCGCACGAGCTGGCCGCGAGGCTTCAAGACCCGCAACACAACGCCGGAACGGAGGCCGCAAATGCCTGACAGCATCATCGAAGCATTGTTTGTGTCGTTCTTCGCGCTTGGCGCGTTCTTCACGGTGCTTTTCACGGCAATGCTGATTGCCGAGGATTGGAGGTAATCGCATGAAATGGATTGAGAACGGCGTACAATTCGAGGGAACCGTGAGCGAGTACAAGGAACTCCACGAGGGCGGCATTCCCGCGCCCGTCCGCACCCGCAAGGGGAAAAGCATTACGGTCATCAACAACGACGGAACGAAGACAGAGTTTTCGACGCTGAAAGACGCGGCCACGTACATTTCGACGCAGACCGGGCGTTTCGTTTCCCCGTCGCATTTGGGCGCGCTGAATGGCGCGACCGTCGAGCTGAAAAGTTTTGCCGCAGGGAAAGAGATTCCGCTTTTCAAGCCGGAAGAAACGCCCGCGCTGATCGACGAACCCGCAGAAACCACCGAACCCGCGCCCGCAAGCGCGCAAGCATAAACACAAATACAAATTGAGGTCAACCATGAACGAAAACACAAACAGCGGCGGCGCGCTGGTGCAAAGCGCGACAAAGCCGCCCGCAGAAACCCGCGTCATGCGCCCGGCGACGGTCGAAGAGCTGGAAGAACAGGTCAAGGTCATTCAGCGGTGCATGAAAAAGCTGATGCAAGAGGGGACGCACTACGGCAAGCTCCCCGGATGCGGCGACAAAATGGTGTTGCTGAAACCGGGCGCGGAAATCATTTTGACAATGTTCCGCATTTCCGCAGAGCCGATCATCGAACGCGTTACAGACGGGTTTGACGTTACGTACCGAATCACGGTCATCGGACGGCACATTCCCACCGGAAACATCGTCGGGTACGGTGTTGGCGAGGCAAGCACCAGCGAGAAGAAATACAAGTGGAAAGAGGCGACCTGCCACGAAGAATGGGAAGACACGCCCGAAACCCGCCGACAGATCGCCTACTCCAAATACCGGGACGGAAACGTTCAGAAGAAAGAGCAAATCCGGCAGAATCCCGCCGACATCTGCAACACCGTTTTAAAGATGAGCAAAAAGAGGGCGCTTGTCGATTTGTGTTTGACTGCGACGGCCTGTAGCGACATTTTCGTTCAGGATTTGGACGACCCGGATTTCCCGCAGGGCGAACAACAGCCCGCGCCGTACAGCGCAAACAGCCGTTTCCAGCAACCCCAGCGCAAAGCCCCGGCGACGAATGCCGCACCGCAACAGACCACACCCCCGCAGAACGGCGCGCCCGTCTACAGCAACGGCGGCGGCAATATCAGCGAGGCACAGGCGAAACGCCTGTATGCCATCGCCGGAAAAGTCGGCCTGTCAAACGAGGAAATCGGCTTCATCGTGTACCAGTATGCACACGTGAACCGCGCCGATCAAATCCCGCGCAACCTCTACGAAGCGACCGTGGCCGCGATTCAAGTGGCGGTTCCCGGTCAAGTCATCCCGCCCGAAGATGGAGACATGTTCAATGGCTGAATTACTGTTCGACGAAGAGGCGCACCGCTACACCGTGAACGGGAAAATCATCCCGTCCGTAACGCAGATCATCGGCAGTGTCGGCCTATACGAATACGACCATGTTCCCGCCGAGACGCTGGCCGTGGCCGCCGAACGCGGGCGCATCGTCCACACGTACATCGAATGGTACGAGCTTGGGATTTTGGATGAAAATTCCATTGACCCGGAACTTGGCGGGTATTTCGAGGCATATTTGCGCCTGAAATCGTCCGGAAAGCTCCCCGCGAAACCGACGCGCATCGAATATCGAGGCTACAGCGAGAAATACGGGTACGCCGGAACGCTCGACCAGCTTTACAATGACGATTGGGTGAACGATCACAAAACGTGTCTGCCGTCGCCGACGCACGGCTTACAGGTGTCCGCGTATTGGGTGATGCTTCATCCGAACATCGCCGAAAAGCCGCGAAAGGTAACGTGCGACTACCTGACAAAGGACGGCGATTTCGAGCTGGTCGATTATCCTTTCGAGCCGCTTCCGTGGCTGTCCGTGCTGGCAGACTACAAATGGCGGCTGAAAAACAATCTCATCAAACCGCGCTACGCGTCCGAATGGCGCGCCGCGATCTAACAACAAAACGCCCGTAGACGGGCAGAATTGAGGTCAACATGGTATCAACAAACACACCGGAACTGGTCGAACACCAAAACGAACTACAGGAGGAAGTCTCCGCCGTCGTCGCCGTGGAAATCGCCGTCGTGAATCAGGAAACCTACGTACAGGCAAACGATCAGATCGGCAAGCTCCAAACCGTCCGCAAGGCCATCGTCGAACGTTTCAGCGACCCGAAGAAAGCCGCCGCCGAAGCGCACAAGAAGATTTGCGCCCTCGAAAAAGATTTCCTGAATCCGGTCGATCAGCGTATCGCCGCCCTGAAAAATGCGACAGTCCGCTGGTATTCCGCAGAACAGGCGCGCATCAAGGCCGAAGAAGAGAAGAAGCGCAAAGAGGCCGAAGAGCTGGCGAAGCTGGCCGCCGAAGCAGAGGCGGCGGGCGACGATGAAACGGCGGCAGAGGCCGTCGTGGAGGCGGCAATGGCAGAGGCGAAAGTTACTGTCATGCCGAAAGTGTCCGGCACATCCATGCGCGAGGTTTACAAAGCCGTTGTGGTTGACATCAACGCGCTTCCGCGTGAGTACATGATTCCGAATCAGGCCGCGCTTGATCGCGTCGTTCAGGCGACGAAAGGCACGATTCAGATTCCCGGCGTGAAAATCGAAAAGACCTACATCAATTCCACCCGCGCGAAGTGAGCGCGGGAACCGCAAGAGGAGAGATATAAATGCCGAATCGAATTTTACGTCCGTGGCTTGACAGTGAGGCGGTCAACACCCTTACTGACGCGGAAGAAGTATTTTTCATTCGGCTTATCATGGCCGCAGACGATTTCGGGCGATTTTACGGTACTCCGCAACTGCTGAAATCCTATCTGTATCCCCTAAAGGACAAACGAACTGCCGACATGCCCCGTTTGGTCGCCGCGTGCGAAAAAGCCGGGATGATCGCCAGTTACGAGGTTTCCGGACGGCGATATATTCAGATATTGAAGTTCAAACAGCAAGTGCGAACTGCCGAAAGCAAATTCCCCGAACCGCCACCGGAAATTCTCGCGCGGTGTGAAACGTCGAAAAAACGAGGTGCAAAAGCAAAGCAAATGCAAAGCGAATGCGTAGCAGATGATATGCAAATGAATATCACATGCGAAGCAGACGAAACGCAGACGCAAAGCAATTGCACACGTAATACGGAGACGGAGACGAAGACGGATATTAAGATGGTTTCGGAATTGCATTCCTCAACCATCACCCCGGAGCCGGGAAAGCCCGGCAGTCCGGGGCGGCGCAATGCCGAAAAAACGCATCTTTTCTTCGATTACGAGGGCGACAGCCGCATTCACGGCGTTACGCCGGAACTGCTGGCCTACTGGCGGGAAATGTACCCCGCTCTTGACATCGAAGCCGAACTGAAAAAGGCATCCGCATGGCTCGACGGGAACCGGAAGAACCGGAAAACCGACCTCAAACGCTTTATCGTGAACTGGTTCAACAAGGCGCAAGACCGCGCGCCGCGCATTGCTGGCGCGAACCATCCGAACGGCTCGCATCCGAGCTTTGACTACGCTCCGGATGAAACCGGGACGGATGAAAACAAGTGGGGGTTCCAATGAAAAGCATGAGCGAGTGCATCCCTACGCTCGAACGCCTGAAACTACGCGGCAGAAAGTCCGAGATGGTAAAGGCGACCGAATCCAGCCTTGCATCAATGGCGGAACGCCTTGCGGAAGCCGGGTATTCGACCGAGAATCCGCAAGTGTACGCCGTCGTTCAGCGATACGGCGCGCTCCTACTCGACGGAACGGCAGAAAAAGGGCTGTTCGTCAAGGGAGAATGCGGCATCGGCAAGACCTACGGCTGTGAGGTGCTGGCGTATCTGTTCGACATGCCGGTATTCACCCCGGAAGACTTTGCCGCCGATTTCAAGGAATGCGACGGGAATTTGCACGATCTTGAAAAACAGGTCATCACAGGCGGAGACTTTTTCGAGCGTCCGCAGAACATTATGATCGACGAGATCGGAAGCAAAGACACCGTAAAATGCTTCGGCGAGGCAGAAAACATCATGGAAACGGTCATTGACATGCGATACCGGGCGTTTCTGCGCTACGGCGTGTTGACGATTGTTACCACGAACCTGACCGACCGCGAAATCCGCGAACGATACGGGCGACGCATCGAGGACAGGCTACAGGAAATGTTCTATATCTGCCGCGTTACCGGAAAATCCCTCCGTCAAAGATAAGCCGAAACACAAAACAAGGCAAAAACAACCATGAATGACACAATGAAACTGAAAATCATCCGCGTCGGCAATCTCGCGCCGGGGGACGTTCACGAAAGATGCACCGACTGTGAAATCCACCATGAGGCCGCGAACGCCGGAAACGACGAGGGGTTTGTTCTGCTGAAAGGCAAGAAAGATGCCGTCGCCGCCGCCGCGAAAATGCTGTATGACGACGTGAAGATCATCCCGTTCGATGGAGGCGAAGCATGAGAACGCGAAGCTACATCGAACAGATAACGGGGCTTGAACGAGCGATGAAACACGAACTCGCCAAGCGCGCCGAGGAAGAAACCCGGCTCCTGAAACGGTACGACCTCGAAAACATCGACCTCGAAGCCGAGTATGCCAAAATCCAGCGGAAAGAAAGCTACCTGTCCTCGAAACGCCGTGCAGTTGTCTGCGAGATCGTCGAGGCTCGCAGATTCAATGCCGAGGTCAACAACATCATCGACTTTGACCTTGAAATGCGCGAGAACGAGAAAGGGGCTGGCAAATGAGATACCCGTACCGCAACGCAACGCGCAAGCTCCGCGCCGAAAACAAGCGCCTGAAAGCGCGGAATCTTGAATTGCGAATCGAACTCCAACGCGAGAGAACCGAGAACATCATTCTTTTCGACCGTTTATCTCTGCAACCAACAGAGATGGCGGAAAAGGACGCTTGCTACATGAACGCGATAAAAGACGCTCACAGGCTCCGTTCCAAAAACAAGCAACTGAACAACCGAATCGAAAACCTCGAAAAGCAGATCGCAACCCTCAACACCAAACTCGAAAGGGCGAAAGCATGAAACTATTCGGATTCCACATTATCAGTGATTCGGCATACAAAGACGAAATCAAAGACATCGAAGCCGGATGCTCACGGATTCAGGGCGCGCACGATAAAGCAATGCGCGAACTCGAACAGAAAAACGCCGAAATCGAGAGCTTGAAACACTGGCAGATGCACGACAGCTACTATTCAAAAGCCCTCGAAACGATTCGGAAACAGCAAGACGAAATCGCCAAGCTGAAAGTACAGATTATCAATCTCGACCACACGCTTGACGAAAGCCTTGCCCGGCGGGACGAACTTGCAAGACAGGTTGAACGCATGGCGAAGACAGAAAAACCCGTAATTCATTTGGTGATGAGGGACGGGGAAACTCGAAACAAAAGCTGTCATTTCTACATGAAGCCCAGCCTCTACAAAGCAATCAATCGGCTTGCAAAGTCGAACGGGGAAAGCATGAGCGGAATGCTTGAAAACATCCTGACAGACAAGCTGACCGGGGGCAAATAACATGGCAAGCGTCCGGCTACGCATCGACCAAATCGAACGCCTCCGGGCGAGCGGCAACGCGGCGGCGGTCATCCGCCACGCCGTCATGCGCTACCAGCGCGGCGACTTCCCCGGATTGCGCGCATCGACAAAGAAGACCGGAAAGCTGGCCGTCCTGTCCCTGTGGAAAGAGATTCCGGGCATCAGCGGGGCGAAGCTCCGGGCAATCATCGACGCGCATTTCTCAAAGCCGGATGCAGTTCTACGGGCGAAATGCGCGGCAGAGATCGCCGAACTCGACAAACAGATCGCGGATATGATGGTTTCTTGTTGCGTCCGCCCTGACCGGGCTTATATCATTGCCAACGACACGGAGGAAAACGATGACTGACCGCCAACGCAAAAAGTACATGAAAGAGTACCGCAAGACACACCGGGAAAAACTGGCCGCGTATGGGCGCGACTGGTGGAAACGCAACGGGTGGAAACAGAACGCCATGCGCCGCCACAAATACCGCAGAAACGCGGCATTCCGTGAAGCGGAACTGCAACGCAAGCGGGAGGCACGTCATGGATTATCTTGACAAACTACAGGCCGCCGAAGACGAGGCGCGGGAACGTGAGGAAGCCAAGGAAACTCACAGAAAGCCCGCCGCCGTCGCCGAAGAACCGTCGAAGCACAGCATCACGATCATCGGTTGCATCAAGACGGAAACGGGCTGGTACAGGCTCGGTTTCGACGAAGCGACCAAGACGCTTGTCCCGCTGGAAAAAGTGTAACCAACCAAAACCATGAAAAACCATTGGAGAACAAACATGAGAAAATTGAGCGCGGAAATCAGCTTCACGCCGTGTTGCACGAACTGTGCATTTCATGTTCATCAAGAGCGCAAGGACAAGCATTTTTGCGTTATCCGCGCGCCCGAACTCCGCGAGATCACCAACCGCGCGGAAATCTGCCCGTTTTGGGAAATGTCAATCATCCATTCCCGCCGAATCGCAAAACTCTTTTTCGAGGGGGATGTGAGCAAATGAAAAAGGCCGATTTCAAGAAAGGCAGACGGGGTTTCATCGTCCGTATGCACGGAAAAACGAACCTGTCCGACATCCGCATCAACGAGGTTCAGGTGGAGGGAATCGCCGACGGCTACCCATCCGTTTGGGATTTGGCGAACGAGGAAAGCCTTTTCGTCGAACTCCGCGATGTTTTCTACAGCAAGGAAGAAGCCCGGAAACATATTGTCCGGTTCCTTTCCAAACAGCTCAAAATCTTTCTGAAAGGAGCAGAGCAATGATTATAAATCCATGTTACAGGTGCGAACACGGAACGCCAACCGGAAGCGGGTACGGGTATTACTGCAACGCTCACAGCAAGGAAAAAGACGTGTTTATCGAAGAGGGGAAACTTGACGGGAAATGCCCGGACTTCGACCCGATCAACAAGCCGCTCGACGGGGAATGCGACATCTACGGCAAATCCTGTGCGACATGCTCCGGTTGCCCGGCAGAACCGCAGACGGAAGAAGAGGAAAGCGAGGTGTGGGGATGAGCAAATATTCTTGTTCTGAATGTGAATACTGTTCCGGGAACTGGAAACAGGGAAAAGTTTATTGCTACGCGAAAGACGATTTTGTCAAACCCGTCGAAATCTACGACAGGTGCGACGCATACTCGCCCAACATCTATGAAAATTATGGAGACGGCGAATGAACAAAACCCCGACAATCCAAATCTGCTGTTTCAACTGCAAAAGCTACTGCAAGGGGAACGCAGAAACAGGCTACCGACAGTATTGCCGGAAGACGAAAAAGAAAATCGACGTGAACGACTATTGTCCGGATTTTCAACCGACAAAGCGCGTCGTAGACTTTGAAATCCGGTTTTTCGAGAAACACAAGACGGAGGAATGACAAATGACACGAATCGAAATCGACCTTTTCATGCTTTATCACGTTTACATGCCGCTCTTCGGCTTTTCCCTTGCCGGGGCGTTTGCCATTGGTGTCATCGTCGGCATCAGAGGCGAACGAAACGCCGAACTCGAAAGAAGAAAATTTGAACAGGCTTTCGGGCACAAGGAGGACGAAGAATGAGCAAATTATCCTTTGTTTTCATCGGTTCTTTTTGCGTTCCGTCCTATCTCGAAACCCGGATAAACGATGCAAAAGACCTGACTTTTGTCCCACAAACGGACGATATGAAAGCCCGCGTCGTTTACCTCGACGCGCAAAAATGCCTTTGGTTCCATCCGTCCACGAAAAAAGACTTTCATGGCAGACAGCTTGGGTATCTGCTTGACAATCCGTTTGGGCTTGCCGTCAAAAAACACGTGGAGGGCGAGCGATGAAAAGGTGTCAAGATTGCGCGTACTGCGAAGACTACAACAAGGCCGACAAAACGTTTTACTGCTCCAAACAAGACGAATGGGGAAGCGAATACGAACAAGAGAATGAAGACGCAAGCATCATGTGCGAGGACTTCATTCAGCGGAATTGCGACGTTTGCCAACATGCCGATCTGTGCTACACAAAAAACATGACCGCATGGGCGAAGAAAGCAAAAGTCAAAATCACCATCGACGCGCAGAAATGCGTCTATTTCAAGATGGAGGCAAACCATGATTGACGAATGGGGAAAAGGCGCAAAATATTGGGATAAGGCATGGAATCCCGTGATCGGTTGCCGGGCGGTTTCCGAGGGGTGCGAACACTGCTATGCGGCACGGCTGGCGGAACAATATCCGGAACTCCGGGACGATGACGGCGGTTTCGCTCCGCATCATCCGAAACACCTGAAAAACCCGCCGAAAAGCGGCATCGTCTTCGCCGGGAACATGACCGATCTTTTCGGCAACTGGAACGACGGGCTTATGATTCGTCTGTGGCCTCAAGGGCTGTCGCCGACCGCGACAAACCTTGTCCTCACGAAGCGCGCCGGGAGGCTCCGCGATCTTCCGGACGATCTGCTGGCGTTCGACCATGTTTTCTACGGGGTAACGGCGGAAAATCAAGACCGCCTCATTTACCGCGCGGGACAAATCATGCTGACCGGGGCAAAACACAAATGGATAAGCCTCGAACCTCTGCTTGAACCCGTCCGCATCGCGCCGTATCTGCTGACCGAACACCAAAAGCGCGGTTTCGACCATCAGTATATCCCGCCCGCGCACAACTGGCAGTACAGCGACAAGTTCGATTGGGTGGTAGTCGGCGCGGAGAGCGGCACGAACCGCCGCCCGTGCAAGCTGGAATGGGTGCGGCAAATCGTCGAAGACTGTCAAGAATGGGGTTGCCCGGTGTTCGTGAAACAGCTTGACATCGACGGGAAACTTGTCAAGGACATCAACCAGTTCCCGGAAGATTTGCGAATCCGGGAAGTGCCGTGGAAACGAGGTGCGAAATGAGCAAACTTGACACATTGAAGCATGAGCTTTCCGAAGTCGAAGATGAGATTGATAGCCTGTTTGAAGAAAAAGAGCGGCTGGAAGATGCAATTGACGAGTTGAATGAGTGCGAGGAACTCGAACACGTCGTACTTGCCGCCCTGAACAAAAACTACAACCACTGGTGCAACCGGGCATATTTTCAAAAGAATATCTGCTGGCTTGAAACAGAGCTTGACCCGGAAGACGAAGAATCCGTTGAAAAGGTTCTCGTTTGCTGTGATATTCTCTACGACAAGGGGACTATCCAGCGGAAATTCACCGGGAAAACGGATGACACACACGAACCGATCTACGTCTACAGAATCACCGACACCGAAACCATCGACATGTTCGAGAATTTGGAGGAAAAGCATGTTTGACTATATCCTGAATGAGAGATGCCGGAAATGCCAACATTCCGTGATCGACGAAGAAAAGGGTGTTTTCCAATGCTCCAAAACGGGCGCAAACATCCGGGACATCGAGATGTATCAATCCGATTGTTTGACCTACATCCACGAGCATCCGGAAGCAATCGAGGAAGAGAAAAAGCGAATCGAAGCCCGCGATCTGCTCCGCGTCGCCGCGCATCGCGTATTCGAGGTTGGCAGAAAGGTCGCCGATGAAGTTTATACTACCGCCTCGTCTGCGGAGTTTATTGTGAAAAAACATGCTGGCGATCTTGCCGAAGCCCGGAATGTTATTTCCGTGATTCTCGGTGTCCCAAAATGGCACGGGGCGAGCGAACAGCCGAACCTTGGCGAAGACAAACGGGTCAAGCTGGTAATCATCCAACATGCGGGCAAGGTGTGGCAAATCGAGCGGACAGTGTTTTCTTTGGCGGGGGATTGGAAATGGGAAATCTTTGTCGAGGAAAACCGCGTCCTTTACTGGATGTATGCCGAAGAACTCTTTGAAACCGCGAAGCGGGAAAGCGAGGCAAAAAATGAAAATCATTAATACTCACACGGGAAAAATCTTCGTTGACACGGAACGCAAACTTGAATTTCTGACGGTCGGCGACTACGGGAAAGAAAACAACATCAAAGCAAATTTTCTCGGCCTCCACAAAGAGATTTACGGCGTTCAGCATCATGCCGTCGATCTTCACAAAAAGTGGGTCGCCACGATCAGCACGCAGAAAGGATGCCCGATGAGATGCCGCTTCTGCGATTGCCCGAAGTATGGTTTTTACGGCAACGTATCAAGGGAAGAACTTGCCTTTGAAGTTCGCACCATACTCGAAAAATTCGAGGAGTTTTACAGCCACACGGAACGTTTCAACGTGCATTTCGCCCGCATGGGCGAGCCGACATTCAATCGAAACGTTTTGGATTTTGCGCTGTATGACCTCCGTTCGCTGGTCGGGAAGCACATCAAGGCCGACACCATCCACCCCGTCGTTTCCACCATGTTGCCGAAGCGCAACAAGGCGTTGGAGTATTTCTTGCAGGATTGGTGCTATGTCAAGAATGTCGGGTACAAAGGCGAGGCCGGGCTTCAATTCTCCATTCAAAGCACGTCCGCCGAACAGCGAGACAAGCAATTTGCCGGAGAAAGTCTTTCGCTGTATGACATCGCCTGTCTTGCTTCCCGGTTGCCGCCTCCGGTCGGTCGCAAATACACGCTCAACTTTGCCGTAACCAAGGACACCATACTTGACGCAAAATTGCTTGATGAGTTTTTCGACAAGAAACAGTGGATTGTCAAGATCACCCCGATACACGAAACCAAAACGGCAGTCCGAAACGGCTTTGATGTAGGCACGGCCTACACCGACTACGATGTTTACCGCCAGTTCGAGGAACCGTTGCTTGAATTGGGGTGGGATGTGATCGTCTTTGTTCCGAGCATAGAGGAAGACGCGGACAGAATCACGTGCGGAAACGCATTGATCGCGGAAAGCGAGGCCGGAAAATGAAACCTGAAATCGAAATGATCTGTTGGAACTGCAAGCGATACGATGCGTATTATTGCCGTTGCAGACAAACCAAACGCGAGATCACATGGGTTGAAGCACATAATTGCTACTGCTATAATTGGGCTTCAAGTAAAAAAAGCGTCAGATATGCTTTTTGCGTTTTTAATGGAATTACACCAATAGGAACGATTCAAGAAAACGGCGGTTTTTGCCGCTTGAAAGAAGAAAGCGAGGCGGGGAAATGAGCATGATTCCGGAATGGAAATACAAGCCAAACGACCATGTGCTTTTTGTTGACACAATGGGGTGGTGTATTGATGGCGGGACAATCAAGAAAATATGCGCTGACAAATACCCGTACTACATTGTTTTGACAGACCGAGGGGCAGAAATCAACCTTGGGGAGCATGAGCTTTTCACGAAAAAGAAAGATGCCGTCCGCGAGATCATCCGTCTGCTCAAATGCGACATTGTTCAAAGCGAAAGACGAACCGAAAAACTGAAAGGCATCCTGTCTGAATACGAATCCGCGAACTTTCAAATGCGGTACATGGGGGAGGTGCTGGAATGAAGACGAAACCTTTGTGGCATGATCGCGCCGAAGAACCTGTTTTTGTCGAGGAGTATGCCCAATACGATGGGAAACAGGCTTATAACAGAATTGCGTTTCTTGTGGCCGCGCCCGTAGAACCCGATTCCGGCAGAAACGCTACATTCATTGAATCCCTGCGTATCTACAAGGAAGACACATGGCGATACGGAAGCTGGAAAGTCCGGCGCGAAGAATTGGGGATTGTCAAATGGTGTTATTTCGAGGCGCTTATTTCGGATGAGGCTCAAATCCCGGACAGCGAATCTCCGCATTGCGGGAACTGTGAATACTGGAACGAGCGCAAGTCCAGCAAGGACTACGGCCAGTGTATCGAATGGTGTATTACGCGGCACAAAAACAACGGTTGCAGACAATACAAACGCCGGGAGGAACCGAAATGAAGTTGAAAGAAGGGCAAGAAGTCTTTTTCATCGTGAGAGACGAAGACAAACGCGAGCTGACCTACCGGAAAGGAACGTTTCTTTACTCCGCTTCCGGGGGACATCGCGGAAAGTGCATGATCGCCACCAAATACAACGGGCAAGATATTCGCATTCCACTCCCGCGCAGGATTATTTTCGCATCGGAAAAAGAAGTGCGCGACGAAGTGTTTTTGTCGGCCTTGATTCACGGTTGGAGGGCGGCAATATGAGCGACAAATGGGGAACCAACATCTGCCCGACGTGCGAGTATTGCGAAACCGACAAGCACGGGCATACATTTTGCCGCATCAACGACGGGGACACGTGCTACCGCTACACCCCGTGCTGGCTGTTCAAAAAGAAACCTGAAAACGAGGTGCAAAAATGAAAAACGATATTGACAAATACTTTGTCGAAAAAGACGATACTGTTTTTGTTCCGTACAAAGGCTACATTATCAGAGCAACCTTTGTTGAAAAAGAAGAGGAAACGGGACGCTATCGTGTTCGGTTCAAAACCAAAGACGGCGAGGTAAAGGAACACAGTTTCGAGGAATGTTTCTTGCGAGAACAGCAGGGAATCCAATGGCTTATCAACAAATACTACAAGATCATCAAAAGCCTCAACAACCGCAAAGCCGAGGTCATGCACCTCCGCGTTTGTGCGAACTGTATGAATTGCGTCAAGCGCGTCAACAAACAGGGAGAGTGGACGAAAAAATGGTCTTGCCTTGTCGATAACCACAGGATTTCCAATCCGTATAATCTGAACACGAACTGCAAGAACAAAACGGACTTTACGCCGGACTGGAAAGACGATAAACCTTTTTCCGATGAATACATGCCCTGACACAAGGAGCAACATGAAATCCCCGAAAGAGCTTCATTGCAACGATGTAACGTGCGAATCATGTTACTGGTTTGTCGCATCTTCCCCCGCGTTCGGTCATTGCCATGCGCGAGGATATGAGAATCATGCTCCAAGGCAAATCGGTTTTGACACACCGCGAAACGAGATCATATTCCCAATGGTAAGCAAGGACAATGTGATCTGTTCATGTTATCACTATGAACCGCTCAAAAAGCGGAAAGGAAAAAAACAAAAATGAACGACAAAACAAAAGAAATCTTTGCCGCGCCGTGGACGATTGAAGAAGAAGCACCTTTGGCATGGTATTGCGTAATTGATTCAAAAGATTCAGTTGTCGCAAATGACGTGCGCGACCAAAAAACTGTAAACCGCCTCGCCCGTCTGCCGGAACTGTACGACGCACTGGCGGAGGCGGCGGCAGGGAAATGCTGGTCGTGTGCCGGAGAAAGTTCCGAAACCATGCTTGACCATCCATGTCCTAAAGGACACGATGAAGACTGCTATGTTGCAAAATGGCGGGAACTGTTGAAATTCGTGAGGGACGGCAAATGATCGAACTTATCGCAAAAATCGCGCTCGTTCTTGTGCTTATCGTTTGCGCCGCCCTCGAAACATGGTTTGACGGACACATCAAAGGTTTCGCGGATGGATTTTTCGCCGCGCGTGAATTTTGGCGGCCTCTTTGTGATGGGCTGATAGACGAAAACGAAGCACTCAAACGAAAACTGAAAGAGATCGAGGACGGCAAATGAAGAAAAAGAAATCCTTATTTGACCTCGAAAAGTCCACGTCGATAACGCTCAAAGCACCTTGGGCTTGTTGCGTCGGAATCAAAGAGGGAAGTAATGTCAAGGAATACTCCGTCTGTAATAAGTACTGGAAGACCATCGAAACGTTCAAGAAGCAGGAAAACGCGCACAAATTCGCTCGGATTCCGCAAATGTACGACGCGATCAAGGCGATGGCTTTTAAGCGTTGCAGAGGGTGTTTCAACTGTGCAAGAGACCTCAACGCGGACGACATGGTTGAGTACGCAAGCGGATGCTGTGAAGCTATCGCAAAGAACGACCCGAACGCGGAGAATTGCGAAATCAAACAATACTGGCTGTTACTCAAATTCGTGAGGGACGGGAAATGACAAACAGATGTGAAGATTGCACGTTTCTCAAAACGTCGCATTATCTCGACGCAAACCTTTTGCATGGCGTGAGACATTATTGCTGGATTGACGGCAAAACCGTAAATCCGATGGACGGCAAATGCAATAAATTCATCAGCAAGGATTCCCCGAACCTGAAAGAAAAAATGGAGGGGAAATGACATACGAAATATTCTGTATTACTCTGTTCTTTTCGACCGCGATCATCCCGTTTGCTTTGCTGGCCTTTCTTGTCCTGACAGGCATAAACTATCTTGCAGACAGCAAGCGGGAACGTGCGGAACAAGAAGCCCGCAAGGAGATCGTCGAATCGTGGAGCGTAATGCCGCCCGACTATCACATCAAATTGTGGCACACGCTGAAAAACAACCTTTCCATTGATGACTTCAACAAGTGGTATGTCGGCAAGTGCAAAAAGACGTTCAGGGGGAAATGCAAGCACCGCAAGATCGACGAAAACGGCGTGTGCCATATTTACGCTTCCTGTCCGTTTCACAAACTCAAAATGAGGTACGGGAAATGAAAGACGAAATGCTGAAAGAAGCGCATGGGAAAGCCGTTTACATCATTCAGGAAAACGGCGGCGAACAACCGCCTTTCGTTCGGCGTGTTCGGTATATCCAATGGGACAATTACGTTCACTGCGGGAGCCATATCGTTTCAACGACGTTCGGAAACTGGATGAACGTGGATAAGATATATCACACACAAGAGGAAGCCGAAGAAGACCTGAAAAAACAACTGGAATGGGAAAGGCCACCGATGGGCGATAGCACAAAGCGAGCTTGCAATAATTTTACCGCGCTGTTCGACGCGCTGAAAGAGGCAATGTTCGAGTATTGCGATAAGTGCTATGAGGCGCGCGGGGAACATACCCTGCTGGCCGAAGATGTCATAAAGCGCGGCTGTCCGGAGCCGGACGGAACGTGCTTTGTTCAAAAGTGGCTGAAACTGCTTCAAAACATCAGCAACGGGAAACAGGAAAACGAGCATGAAACAGAAAACGAAAAACAGGTTTGACATTACCGCGAAAACCTTTCCGGTCGGCACGGCGCGGAAACTGCCGGAAGCGCAGATACGCGACCTCACCGACACCCGGAGCCTCGAAGACTTCGTAAACAGGCTGAACGCCGCACGGAAAGACTACAGGCGGTTTTGCATCATCGTCATCATTACGGCCACCGCGCTGATTTGCGGCGCGTATCTGACCGGGTACATCATATCCAAACTTTAAGGAGGAACAACGTGAAATTCATCGAACCGAAAGCCGAAATCATCAAGGGGCTTCCCCCGCTTCAAAAGATCGCATTGATCGCGCGGGTATGCACGGGAACGCAAGACAAGGCGGAAACGTCTCCGGATGCGGCCTTGCCGTTTCTTCGGAAGCTCGGCGGCATGGGGCATCTGTCGCCCTTTGAACATGCCCGGATTACCGTGCCGTACAAGCATGACAGCGAGTTTACCGAAAACGGCTCGCCGCTCGCCATGATTTCGCGAATGTATTTCGCCGACAATGCCTACAATATCAATGTGCGGGACTTCATCGCGCGCGGCGGAACGCTTGAAGAGACCGCCGGATTCGAGGAAGCGAAAGACTACCTGACGGCGTGTTTCGACATCGACATCGGCATTGCCCGCGAACTTGTCCGGCATCGCACCATGAGCTTCATGGAAAGATCAACGCGGTGGTGCAGTTGGTCGCCTGAAGAGGGCGGCATCGAGTTCATTAAGCCGGAACAGTGCAAGGAAGACGGGGCATTCGACCAGCTTTGCACGGACTTCTTCAAATTCGCGGAAAACAGATATTTCCTTGCGATCAACAACGGCGTAAAGCGGGAAATGGCGCGTTCGCTTCTTCCGCTGGCGACGGCGACCAAGCTGTACGTTACCGGGACACACTGGTGGTGGGAGGCTTTGTTGCATCTCCGCCTCGGCAAGCGCGCACACCCGGCCATGCGGCGCGTGATGAAGATGCTGGTCGAACTGCCGGAATTTCCGAATGAAATCCGGGGCAAACTGACCGCAGAGGAATTGGGCGCATGAGGGGAGAATCTTTCTTCACGGTGAAATCCGAAACAGAAACCGCCCCGGCGATCACGTACCGGGCGGCGGCGGTGCAAATCCCCAGCCTCGCCGTGCATCTGCTGGTTCATTCCGGGCGGCAGAGGGCGGCAGACGAGCTTTTCGACTGTCTGCAAGAAGCGGTCAAGAAGACGTGCGAATACTGCTTGGAGGGGAATTTTCTCGACCCAAGCCACGCGGGGGAACACTGCCCTTTCTCCCCGAAAGAGCCGTGCATGGTACAGAAATGGAAAGAGGCGTTATACCACGCCGGAAAGGAGCCGATGAATTACTATGTCAAGCTCAAAAAGCTCAACCGCCGCAAATAAGCCGAGACTCTTTGCGAACATCATCGCATGGTGCAAATTCGACGATCTCCCGCCGTTTGCGGCGGTGGGATTCGCCGTCGAGACTGACGACACGCACGAGCTGTGTTTCGCGCCGCATTTTTCGCGGGAAGTTTACCCGTGGTCGATAGTAGTGCGGTGGGATTACCTTTCGGACGTTCTTCCGCAATACGATCTACCCGGACAATTCAAAAAACAACAGGAGACAGAAACCACAATGGAACCAATCAAAATCAAATTCGTCAAGATGTTCGAGGACGCAAAAGCCCCGCAACAGGGGCATTTCGGCGACGCGGGCTTTGATCTTCACGTTCACTCCATCGAGCCGATCAAGGGGGAAAACGCGGTCATCATCCATTCCGGCATCCGGGTGGAAATCCCCTACGGCTACCAAGGGGAACTCCGCGCCCGGTCGAGCGTCCACAAGACGAACTCCATTTTGAGCAACGGGGTCGGGACAATCGACGCGGGGTATCGCGGCGAGGTCATGGCGGTGTACTACTGCAACGGCGACATGGAACCGTTCAAGGTGGGCGAACGCTTCGCGCAACTTGTCATCATGCCCGCTCCGGCGGTGGAATACGTCGAGGTCGAAGAATTGAGCGCAAGCGAACGTGGAGAAAACGGGTATGGAAGCACAGGAAAGTGAAGAAATCCGGAGCCTGAAAGAAAGCATCGCGCGCCGGGACAAATGGATGGAACGGATGCGGAACGACTACAACGACGTTTGCGCGGAAAACGAATCCCTCCGGGAAGACAATGCGCGGCTGACGAAAGAGCTGAACAACGCGAACGGGGACATAATGAAGCTACAGGCGAGAATCGCTGAACTCGAAGCGAAACTGCCTCCGGAACCCGGCGCGATCATTCTGCCCGGAGGCCAAGCATGTTCCTGAACAAGATCATTATGATCGGCAACCTGACGACCGAACCGGCCTTGAAGCAGACAGGCCGGGGAAGCGTTTGCACGTTCTCCATCGCGTCGAACCGTCCGTACACGGCGAACGGCGAGCAGAGAGAGGACACCTGTTACATCGGGGTAACGGTGTGGGGCAAGCAGGGCGAATCGTGCGCCCGGTATCTGACGAAAGGCCGGGCGATCTTCGTCGAGGGGCGTTTGAACTACTACACGTGGACGAACGAGAACGGCGAGAAGCGAAGCCGCCACGAAATCACGGCGGAACATGTAACATTCCTCGGCGGCGGAGGCGGCAACAATGAACAATCGTGAACCGACCGACGAAGAAATGGCGGCATGTTTCGGCACGAAACGGAAATGCAACCGCAACTGCCCGATGAAGAAATTCTGCGCGGACGAGGCGAAAGAGAAAACCGAAGATGCCCGGCGCAAGCAATTCCGGGAAACGGCATTCCTCGACGAGATGGATTCCGAATCGGACGAACACCACGCGAACCGTGCGTACCTGATCGGCAGGGAGCATGAGAGCGAGGAAACGCCGCCCGAAGAAATCCTCCGGGCAATCGACGCGCTGGAAGTGCCGGAACGCACGAAAGCGGCCTTGAAAGCCGTCTGCAAGCGGCGGGAAGAGGAAGAGAAAGCGCGCGATGCGACCAAGGAGATGCTTTCCCGGCTGGGCGAGCTGTACGTTTTCGACCAGCAGGGATTTGAAGCCCTGTTTTTCCAAATCCTGAACGGGTGCAACCAGTCCACGCTTGCCCGGATGCACCAGTGTTCCAAGCAGAACATCAGCAAGAAGATGACAAAGGGAAAGGAGCGGCTGGCGGCACACCGGGAACGAGCGGCGATGAACGGGGCTGGATTGAGCGGGCGCGACCTCGGCATCTATTTCTACGTCTACGTGAAGAAGATGAGCCACCGGAGTGTTGCGAAAATCCTCGGCATCAGCAAAACGACGGTATCGAACATCGTCAAAAAGTTGGCAAAACAGAAATTCGCGGTTGCCAAAAAAACGCACATGCCGCGCGCGGTGAAAGTTTTCCGCAAAAAAACGGCAGGCGAGCCGCTTTCGGAAACGGAACAAGCTATTTACCATGACATTATCCACGGAGAAAAAAGCGTCCGCGAACTTGCGAAACGTTACAGATGCTCCGTTTCCACGGTCGTTTCTCTGCGGAAGCAATACAGGGAGTTGCCAAAAAACACACATCAATAATCTATCTTTCCGCGTCGATTCCCGGAAGCCGGGCGTTCGGGTTTCGTTTCCGGGGGTTGACACGGGTATGATTTATCAGCGCGCGGTGTACGGTGCATCGCCGATCAACCATCATCCACCACAATGGAGGAATGCACATGGCAAAGCCCAAGATCAACACGACCTATCAGCCGGACGAAGGTCGGTATGTCTCGACCATGCGGAGAGGCAACAAGACGTATCGCGGCTGGGGGACGACCAAGCGGCAGGCGGAATCGCGTCTGCGTCGCGGTGCTGGCATGTCCGGCGGTTAAGACGCGAACGTGTCCCCTGTAGTGCGCGGCTGACGCATCGCGCACGAAACAGCACGAATGGTTTGAGGAACACCAACCCAAAACAGGAGCCTGACAATGGCAACGAAACCGAGAATCAGCTACCAGTACAATCCCGGTATGCCGCGCGACCCGCGAGGCAGTTTCTACACCGCGACCATGCGGCGCGGACGCGGACGCAGACCCGTTACCGCGACCGGGAGAACCAAGCGAGCCGCCGAAGCCCGTGTCCGTCGCGGTGCTGGCATGTCCGGCGGCTGACACACGAAGTGTGCCGTGTTGTGGTGTGCTACGCGACACCACGAAGACACGGAGAGGCAACGAAAGCCGCCTGAATCCGCCGCCCGTTTCCGTCGCGGGCGGTTTTTTCAAAATTGAGGTCAAAACAATGGCACTTATGGACGCAATCCGGTACGCCGCGACGCTGACGCAAAGCGTGAATGTGGGCGTATCGCTGGGAAAAGACAGCGTTTGTATGCTTGATCTGTGCGTCAAGAATTTCCGGAACGTCTACCCGTTCTTCATGTATTTCGTGCGGGGCTTGAAGTTTCAGGAGAACTACATACGCTACCTCGAAGAACGGTATCACGTCGGCATCATGCGTCTGCCACACTGGATGCTGGGGACGTGCTACTGCGGCGGCCTGTACCGCGATCAGAATTTCCTCACTGACACCTGTCCGAACATCAAACCGACAGACATCGAGGACTACATCATGGAAGAAACCGGAACGCCGTGGTTCTGCTACGGGCAAATGATGTGCGAATCCATCGAGAGGAACGCCATGATAAAGACCGTGGGCGAGGTGGACGAGGAAAACAAGCGCATCTACCCGCTGGCCGAATGGAACCCGAAAAAGGTGTTTCAGTATCTCAAAACGCACGGGGTTGAACTGTCTCCGGAATACCGTTATGCGAAACGGAGCATCGGCGATCTCCGCCCGGAAAACGTCGAGGTCGTCAAAGAGCATTTCCCGGACGACTACGAAACCATCAAACGAATCTTCCCTTACATCGAGGCAAAGGAGAAACAAAATGAGTTCAAAGCGAGGCGTAAAGCCGCAGAAACCGAATCCTGAAACGTCCGGAACCGATCAACAGCACGTGAGCCGCTTTCAGCGGTTCAACATCCAGCGCATCCCGCGCTCCATGCTGAAAGAAGCCCCGTACAATCCGAGGGTAATGAACGAACACGAACACAAACTGCTGAACAAGAGCATCAAGAAAAACGGCCTTGTAGATACGATTGTTTGGAACAAGCGGACAGGGTACGTGGTCGGCGGCCACCAGCGGCTTTCCGAGCTTGACAAGCTGGAGGGGGGCAAGGACTATGCGCTTGACGTGTGCGTGATCGACGTTGACGAAACGGAAGAGCGGGAAATCAACATCAAGCTGAACAATCAAAATCTGATGGGCGAATACGACGGGAACAAGCTCGCCAGCCTGTTCATCAATGACGGCGTGAATTTCGCCGATGCAGGTTTCTCCGCCCTTGACATTCAGCTCAATTTCGACACCCCGGTCGCCAATGCCATTTTAGGCACAGACCGGGAAGAAGAGCCGGAAGTGGTAAGCGACATCGAAAAGATTCAGGAAATCAAAGACCGCCGCAAGACCAGCAAAGAGCGGGCGAACCTGAAAAACACAGCCGAGTTCTTCAAGGTGATCGTTTTCGACAGCATGGAGAGCATGGACGAGTTCACCAAGTATTTCGGATTCCCGGTCGAGCCGCGCTACATCGACGGCGAAGAGCTGAAAACGAAAATCGGCATAGGCCGCGAAGCGGCGGCAAATGAGGAAAAAGAGGGCGGCAATTAAAGGTTGAGGGGTGCAACCTTTAATAAGCCGCCGTGTCATTAAAGGTTGGGGGCGGTTTCCTTTAATTTGCGTCCTTTTCCCTCCACACTGGCGGATGGTTCCGCCTAAATTCCAACGCGGCTTTTGCTTCTTCTTCCGACGTGTAGATCATCACGCCATAAACGCAAATCCATTTCCCGGTTTCCGTCCATACCCAATACTGCCGCTTTTTATGTTTGTGCGCTTCATCGTATATGCACTTCAATACTTCAAGCGGGTACAGATTGAGAACATAGACGATCTGCCCTTTTGTGTACTTATGCTTCGGCATTGGCGGCCTCCGGAACCTTGACCCAAATGACAGCCCCGAAAGGGTGCGTGTAGGGGCGCGGCTTGCGGTATCGCTTCGCGTTCCGCAGATGCCACACGTATTCCCATTCCCTGACCTTTGTGCAGTCGTACAACTCCGCTTCGCCGATGATCGTCCCGGTTCCGCTTTCGACGATGCCGATTCTGCCGCGAATCCGTGTCGCGGTCGATCTGTATTCCTCCGTCTTCGTGCCGTCCACAATGCGCCCGGCGTAGGGCGCGCGAACGCAGAGACACCGGAAAAAGGGCGCGCTTGCGGTTTTTGCGGGGGTTTTCGCTTTCTTCGTCTTCATGGTCGAGAATCCTTTCATGCGGGCAACAGCAAGGTTGCGGCGCGGTTTATGTCGATGGCACAGCGGTTGAAGCGGTCGAAGTATTTTTCCGCTCCGTCCGCCATTTCCGGGGTAAATTCGGCCTTGATGTCTTCGGGCTTGCGAATCCAGCCAAGGCGTTGCGCGGCGGCGACGTTCAGGGCTTTCATAAGCTCAATGCTGAATTTGATATGAATGTTCCGGTTCTTGTAGGCGCGAAACTCAAAGAGCTTTTTTCCGTCCTTTCCCAGCGCGTTTCCGATCTCTCCGTGGAATCGCGGCACGTCGAGCGTTCCGACAGGAAAGCCAAGGTTGTTGGCGACGGTGCAAACGTCGCCGATTCTCCGGGCAAGCATTCTTTGCAGTTCGGTTGCGGCGGGAACATCCCGGTATTTGTCGCCGTCCGGCAGGGCGTAGGTTGTGCAGACAATCCGGTAATCGAGGGTGTAGTGGGTAGAGCGCGGCTGTCCCCAGCGCGAGCGGTATTCCTCGAACACCCGTTTGTTCGAGACGTAGTTTCGCACGTTCTCCGTGGAGGAAAGGGCGTAGAAAAGTTCGATCAACTGATCTTCGGCGTACTGGTTGTAATTCTTGATAACCCAAATAATCATCGCGTAGAGATTCGACGGGGTAAAGTCAACGGTTTTGAGCGCGGCGAATTTATCCAGCATCTTTTCCCGCGATTTCGACGTAAGCCGGGAGGTGATTTCTTCGAGGCAGTCGAAAGCCGATTCCCAATACAGATTTTTGAGGCCGTAGAATTTCTTTTTGAGGGCTTCCTTTACGGCCTCTTTGTGAACGCCGATTGATTTCAGAACGTCCGGGTCAAGATCGCAAATCGTCTTGAAGTGGCGGAAAAGTTCATCCCGCGCGGCGTTGTAGCCGTCGCACAGAATTTCGACCTTGTTCTTTCCGGCGGCCAGTTCCGCTTTCAGCTTGTTTTCGCGTTCCGCCGCCTCTTTGAAATCGGTTTCGTACTTGTTGTAATTGTCATCCGGCATTCCGAAAAGTTCGTCAAACATCGCGTCAAAGCCTGATTCCTGTTTCGTCCATTCCTTGTTGATGAAAAGGATGTCAACCTTTGCCCGCGCGTTGCGTTCCGCGTGGTGAAAATCCGCATGTCCGATCACCTGTACGACCTCTTCTTTGCCGTCTCGGTCAAGGCGGGCGGGGGCGTTCAGGCGGGCAATGGCCTGTTTGATGGTTTCGCTTTTCCGCCAGCGTTCCGGAATGATGAGATAGATTCCGCGCGCCCGGCTTTCCCGAATGATCTTTGCCGTCCATTCCTCAAACTCCGAATAGGGAGGATTGCAGAAAATGGTGTCGCAGTCCTTGTCGATGAGTGTGCTTTCGTGAAAGTCGGTTCCCAGCACGATGGTTTCCCGGTCGAGGCGTTCAAGCAAGACGCTGGATTTTTCGATCACGCAGTATTCATTGATGTGGATTTCCCGCACCTTGTAGTGCTGATTCCGCAAAGTGTCTTCGTCGTATTTCTGCCGCTCTTCCGCGTTGAGTTCTTCAATCCAGCGGCGGAAATTGCACGTGCCGCATCCGATGTCAAGGAGATGCCAGTAAGCATCATGGTTGCACAGGTCGGGCGCGTCGGTGGCGTGTTTCCAAATGGCGCGTACCATTTCTTTTGTCGTGGGGTAAAATTCAAAGTCTTCCCCGGCCTCTTTGAGGCGTTCGACAAGATCGGCGGTTTCCTGTCTCATCGTCATTCCCCCTTGTCTTCGGCTTCGCCGATTGAGATGTTGTAAAGCTCGCGCTGTTCGCGGTCGGTGAAGAACATCCACAAGATGCCGAGGAAAGCGAAAAGCCCGGTCAGAAAGTGTTTCGTTGTCATGGTGTGCAGTTTCCTTTCGTGGTTTCGGTTTCGTGTCAGTCGTCGAGTTCTTCGAGCAATTTTTCTATCCGTTCCTTGCCCTCTTCGTAGCGCATCAAAACCTCTTCGAGGGCTTCGCGCTTCGTTGCGAAAATGTCCTCCGTGTACGCGTGCTGTACCCCTACAATCCCGCCGTAGTCAACTTCGCTGATATTCGGGTGGTACTCTTTCAAGACGGCTTCGCGCACAACTTCCCGCTTCGGCACTGCAACCGAAATGCGCTGTGTGTAGATCACAAAAACCTTTTGTCCGTTCTTCATGGTCGGTGTCTCCTTTTGCCGCCGGGCGGTTCCCGGCGGCGGGTTTCGGTTTCTGGTTCAGGCCTTGTTGCTGTTCCATTTGTTCATCAGCCGCCTTGCAACGATGCTGGTGATACTGTCGATCTGCCATTTCGGATCAATGAAAAGCGTTTCGCCTTTCTGCGTCCAATACTCGGTGAGTTCGTCCACGATCTTTTCTATGTCGGCGGTTTCCGGGCGGCGCATTTCCTGTGCAGTCTTCACGTATTCCTTGAAGATGAAGAAGTATTCGCCGTTTGCAATCCGGTCGGAATTGGATTTCTCAACAACGACATTGAATCCTTCCGGCCTCCAGCTTGTAATCCGAACGATACTCCCGGCGGGCAGGGTTGCGGTGGGCGTGTTGTAGTTCGTCCATTTGGCATCCTCGGTAATCCGGGCGAGCTTTCCGATTTTGTCTTGCGTGTGTTCCATGATCTGTGTCTCCTTGCCCCGGCTTTCACCGGGGCGGTTGTTGCTGGTGTTTTATCCGAGAATTGCGCGTACCTGATAGCAGTTCCAAAACGCCTCTGCGGGGGTCTTTCCGGTGCTTTCCGTGAACGCCTTACTTCCGCTTATTGCGAGAATCGCATACTTGCCGCCCTCGCCGCAGAGTTGCCACACATAATCGCCGAACACAGCCCGCATTTCCGGGTTGATCTGTTCCATGATCTGACGAATCATAGCGGCAGAAACATTGCGCCACGTGAATTTGCGCTTTTCCGTGTCTGCCGTGAGCGTGATTTTGCCGTAGCGGGCTTTGACTGTGAATTTCTTTTCCATGGTGTCTTTCCTTTCCGGCTTTCGCCGTGGTTTGTTTCGTGTTGGTTTCTTGTTGTCTCTATGTTTAATATACACTCAAAAAGCGCATTGTCAAACATGAAATCAAAAAAATCGAAAAAAAGTTTTCCCGTGCTTGTTCTTTATATATGGTATAGAAAAAAGGGCATTCCGGCAGGGGCGAGACAGGGGCGGCGGCGCATTTTTCTTGATTTTGCGTTTGCAATACAAAAAGGCAGGGTGTATATTAAAACGCCAAACATTCAACCAAGGGAGCATCGAATATGAGATGTTTATATGTCCGGCATCCGTTCGCCGGGTGGATTGTAGACGGAATCAAAGATATTGAGTACCGAACGCGGGCGACGAAAGTTCGCGGGCGTGTCGGCATCATTCAGAGCCGCACGGGAACCGTGATCGGCGACGTGGAAATCACGGGTTGCACCTACAACGAGGAACTCGACCTCTACGAATGGGAGCTGGCGTGTCCGGTGCGGTACGCGAAGCCCGTGCCGTTCGCGGCGAAACACGGGGCTGTGATCTTCCTCGACGTGGATTACAACCCGGACGCACAGGAGGTTGCGCCGAAGCTGTCGGGCGAGGCGATCAGACGGGAAGCGGCGGCATACGAGGCCGCGCTTCAAAAGTTTCTTCATCCGGCCTTGATTTGGACGGTTTGCATGAAAGACGGGCGGCGCATCCAGTTCGATAGCGACGAAGAACTCGACAAGTTCGAGGCGGAACACATCGCCGAGATCGACCACATCGAATCCGAAGAAAAGGAGTGAACCATGCCGACGGGAGTATATCAGCGAAAGAAAGGTCTGAAACGGAACTACACGCCGGAACAGCGCGCGGCAATGCGGGCGCGTCTGCTGGAAGCGCGCAAGCTGTCCTACAGTTCGGACAAAGCGAAAGAGGCGCGGCGGGTGAACGCGGCGAAAGCCAAGGAAATCCGAAGCGCGCGGGCATTGCTGAAACACATGCCAGCGGGTGCAGTCGCCGGGACTGTGTTCAAGTGTTCATCGTGCCGCTCCTACCGGGTGATCGACGCAACGCCGCAACAGCGGGGGAACGTTTGGGAACAGCAGTTCGAGCAATCGGGCGCGGTGGTGGTCTACGGCATCCGGAAAGAGTTTTCCGGCATCGTCAAGATCGTTTGGGAGTACCAGCCGACGATAGAGAACATCATGGACGCGCCGCGTCTCGTTGAGACGTGAAAACCGGGTCGAAACCAACCCCGTTACAGAGCCTCGACGGAAACGCCGGGGCTTTTATTTTGCCATTTATCGCGCCATTGGCAAGAAAAAGGCGATAAACCACGTAACTTATTGGGAAAAAGGGGGAGAGGGGATTGTAGGGGTAAGAGGGTAAAACGTAATACGCAACAACTCACAGAAAGAGAGGTACAACGATACACCTATATCATTTAAGAGAGTTTAGAATAAAAAGAGAGAGAAAAAAAGAGAGGGGAATACAAGGGGGAGAGATGAGGGCAAGAAAAAAGGGGAAAGGAAAATCGGGTTGACATCTTCGGGTTATTTGTAGTCAATACAATCAATCATACAG